ATCGGGGCCGAAGCCCACCAGCGCCGACCGGTCTTCCTTGCCGTAGCCGACGCTCTTGCCGCAGAAGCAGCAATGCCCCGTCAGCTTGCCGTGGTCCTTGGCGACTCGCACAGGGTTGCTCGCCAACTCCGTCAGGAGCGCCGTCAGAGCCGTCAGGAAGGAACCGTAGGCCGCATGCGCGGGGGTGAAGGTGCCTTCGGGGCTCACGCGACCGTAGAACGTGCGGTTGGGGTAGGTGCCTTCGCCCGAGATGGAGATGAACCCGGGGGACTTCGACTTCGCGCCGTTCAGCGAGAGGATGACTTTCGTCCCGTCGATCATCAGGCGAATCTTGGGGAACTTGAGGACCGTCACCTTGGCGAAGAGAGCCACGACGCCCGCGAAGCCGCCCACGTTGACCGCTGTCGGGGCCGCGAGAAGAGCCGAGAACACCGGGGCCTCCGCACGGGCGATCAGCTTCTCGATCCACGGCGCTTGCTTGACGGTCAGCGAGCCGTACTTCTTGAACGACCGAATCAGGTCGGACGCGAATTTCGCGTCATTGGCTTTCGTGAGCTTCGGAATCAGGGTTTCCAGCTTGGCGACGGATTCGGTCAGGGTCATCATGTGTGGGCTCACTCCTTGAGCGGTTGACGTAAGACCAGTATGACAGGTTGCCGGGGGTTTGTCAAGGGCCTATTTTTAGGCCGTTTCCCTTTTTAACCTTTTTCCTCACAAACAGGATCTGGTCATTCGTATGGATCACACACACACCCTTCGTGGCTAATTCGTAGAGATTCTGAAGATTGCGCTCGATATGCTGTCGCCGCCGCCCGTGCATCGGTACATCATTCAGGGCCTTGCGGGTGTTCTCGATGAGATACTCCGTATGCGCTGCGATCCGTTCAGGGGTCCACCGTATTCTCACGGTCACTTTCATGATTAGACTCCTACTTCTTTTCGATATCACGGTGCTCGACAGATACTCCAAGCTCCCGGCCCAGACGTTCGGCCAGAAACACGCTGCGATGATGGCCCCCCGTACAGCCGATATAAACAACCTCAGACCCAGACTTCTCGACTCGCTCTTTCAGGTCACAGTACTTCTGAAGAAAGTCAGGCGTCTTCATGATGTCTTTCTGGACTTCCAGATCCGTCCCACGCATGTAGCGGAGCGTCTTATCGTGGTAGGGATTCTTGAATTTTTGACGGACATCAATCACCGTCACGCCTTCGATGACGTTGGGTCCACCCCCTTCATGACGGAATCCGAAACTGATGATCTTCTTCAACATAGGCACTCCTTTGCCTTATTTTCCGCCGACCATATAGCCTACGACAAAGGCACAGACGGCAATAAACCAAGCATACCACGCGGGTACATATCCTGCCAGAGGGTTTTTCATACCTGATTGTTCAATTTCGTCTGCGACATGCCGTAACATCGCCACGACGTACAGCGTTAACGACAGAGGCAGTTGTGCAGACATCCCATTTCCCTTCTCGACTCCGAGCACCAGCACAACCACGCCTTCGGCCTTGGCCGTCTCCCGCACATAGGTGGCCAGATCATCGTACTTCCCCGGTCCTATCATGGCGTCAACTCCACCAGTGTGCCTTCTTGTAGTTCGAACGCCACCAATCGAATGGTCTTGCCGTAAAAGCTAGCCTGCATTTGCAGTTGACCGATGATTTCAGGCCGGTCAATCTTTTCACGCTTCAGGGACACCAACGGGATATATCCTGCGGGCACCAGTGCCTGTTTCAAACCGATTTGACCGGAGCCTAGCTCGTCTTCTCCGATCCATGCGTAGAGGGTCACTTAGCCTCCTGATCACGATGGATATCGTTCTGACTACCTACTCGCGCCGTGTACCACCGCACACTTCGCTGGATACTTGCGGCCAGTGCCGTGAGACGACGTTGCTCCTCGGGTGACTCCGACAGCAGGAGATCGATCTTGACCTGTTCCAATCGAGCCTTCAATTCTTCGGCACGCTGAAGGAAATTGAGTTTCGACATCGCACTCCTTGCAATTGATTGCAGTCTGATTCAGACGTTCGCGACGATCAACCACTCCTCACCAGACTTGTAGTTCGCACACTGAATCTCGCCGTTCTCAGCCGTGGTGACCTCTTCTTGCGTCCACGTCTTGTCACGATGTTCGAAAGAGGCTGGGAATTCTCCAAGCGTCCACCCGAGTGCCGTGGCATTCACCACCATCTCCCGCAGATTCTTTACCACCACCTCCCGCAGATTCTCATTTGACATTGTGCCCTCCCCATCGGATCGTAGCAGAAGCTCCGAGCGTCGTGGGGCTCAACGTCGGATACACGGTGACCTTCCGTGTCTTGGGTCGTGTCCCGATATACGCCATCAGGATGCCCGATCCCAGTGCAATCAAACCGATTTGTGCCACCGTGACGCCCGGGCCGCATCCCCCATAGTCCACGCTATAGGTGCTCACGCAATACGTGTCACCCAGAATGTGATACTGCTCACCGTGGGGAAGGAGCATCAAGGCCCCAATCAACCCGGTAATCGCGCCTGTCGCCGTGAGCTTCGGGCTCAGTGTCTCCCCTGTCCTCACTCGTATTTTCTGCGTCTTCGGATTCTTCTCGACGACGGCTCGCTCTGCTTGACAGGCCACAGCCTGCTCCACCGAATCCATCATATTCCACTGTTCGACCGACACGTCCTGTGGACGATGACACCCGTAGTGCGCGTCCTGTGCCCACGTCGGCGTACTGCTCATCACCAAACTCACGATCACGATCCACGCAGTCTTCTTCACCTGTCACTCCTTTACAGCTTGTTTTCCGGTCGGACCTCGACGCCTCGATTGCGTCTCATCCACGCCACCACGGCGTCAGTCAACGTCCGCTCGCACTCGTCGCACAAATCGTAGTTTGGTGACAATGACTTCGTGGGGCAGGGGAGTCTGACGCTCATGCGGCCTCACAGTGCTCGCACCGGTTACAGGCGAGCATCGCGCCCGTGCGACGGACTTCGGTGCCCATGCCCCGTAGGGCGTAGCCTCGGTCAGTAATCGGGAAGGTCACCAGACGACCCCCGTCCTTGCCTTCGTAGCGTTGGAGGGTGCCGCCGCACTCACAGAGTTTCTTCATGGTCCGATTGTCTCACACTTTGTCGGATTTGTCAATTGCTCTCAATCGAGCATTGGCTTCCTCGATGCTCAGCATCTTGACGTCCACGTCTTGCGCCTTCCACACGTCGCCGTCTGGAAAGGTAAAACAATGATCCTCTAACAGGCCCCGACCGTCCAACCACTCTACGAGCAACTGAATCTTGCCGGTCAGTTCCGTGACGACGTGTCGAAGCGCCTCGGCCTCCATCACGGGATCAGGCGGAGACAGTTCAGGCGGTAGCTGGTGGTGTCGTTCGGTCATGATTTTCCTCCTGCTGATTGCATGAGTCCAAAGGACATGATCCCGAGCACTAATTGGCTCATGGGCGTCATCAGTTCCGGATGCAGGGCTCTCAAGGTGTCGAAGCCGCTATACAGGAAGTACAACGTCATGACGATGAGAAACACGTTCAGCACGGTCTTGATTATCTCAGTCATACGCCACATCCGCTGCCACGACACGCAAAGCTTCCCACTGTTCCTCGGTGACGCCGATCTCGCGGGCCTTCAGCAACAGGGCATCCGTGGCCTTCCGTGCCGCGTAGCGAGCAATCCAATAGCCGCGTCCCTTCGCCCCCAGCGTGGACATCGCTTCCACCGGAGGCACGGTCACCATGTACTCCCCGGTCTGGCGGTAGTATTCTTTGACGCCCTCAACCACGGCATCCCGATACAAATCGTCCACAGGCTCCTCCTCATCGCTCTCGGGTTCAGGTTCACCCCACGGATCGTAGGGTTCGTCTAGTCGGTAGTCCACGCTCACTCCTTGAGAAAATTGACTCCCCTATCGTAGCACAACCACAAGTTTTGTCAAGCGTGGAGATCGAGCCCCGTTCAGGTAGTGAATCGTCTGACAGTCTTCGCACTCACACATGATGCCTCTGTAGGGCGATCATCGTGCGGTATTCTTCTGCCGTCGTGGCCCCGAGCACTCGTTCGACGGTGCTGGTCCCGTCTGGCCACAGAATGATGAGGGGCTTCTGTGCCGACCGTGTATAGCGAATCGTGGCCCACGTCCCCGAGCCCTCTCGCTGAGGCGTCGTCTGGGCCGGGGTGATGATCATCACGTCCGACTCTCGCACAATGTCTTGGTTGCGAATCAGGAACGGCTTCGCGGGCATCACCAGATCCGGTTCTACCGTGGATCGGTGCTTCATCTGCCCGAAGGCCGTGAGCCCGGGCCAGCCTATCGTGAAGTACTTCAGCGCGGATGCCATCTCGTGGAACTGAGCATCGGCCCCAATGCACATGCCGTGCGTGGCCTCGGTCGCTCCCACCGACTTCAGATCCCCCAAGAGCATGTGGACCTGTAGGACTTGCTCATTTGTCATCCCCTGTCGTGTCCCCGAGAAGCCAATTTTCATAACAGGTGTCCCTTCACTTTCCGTTCTCGTGGACCGTATTTGCCTTTGAGTTTCGTGGCGAACATCTCCGGTTCGCTCTCGTGATCTTTCTTTCGGCCCAGTGACTCCCATTGATCCAACGGCAAATGCTCCACGGGATACTTCAGTAACTCTGAGGGGTAGAACGGCCAGTGGCTCCACATCCACGGCACATCATACGTCACCACCTCAGAGGGGAAGTACTGTTCGGGGTCAGGCTTTTTGATCCGGCCTCGACTGCGAATTTTTTCAGGCGAGACACCGCGATGATACTTCTCGTGGAGGCTCATGTCAGGGGTGTCCTTCGTCAGGCTCGTTCACGCCATCCTCGGCTCGCTTCAGTGCGCCTTCAGCCACGAGCAATTGATCTTTCAACTCCGTGACCCGCTGATTAAGCAACTGCTTGTTCAGTGCCTCGGCCCTCGACTTCTCTTCCTTCGCCGGTTTGATCGGAAGCCCCGCGAATGCCGCCAGACTTTTCATGATCAATCGCCACTCAGCATCCGTGATCCGAAGATTCACAATGCCGGTGATCGTCACCTCTGCCATGTTAGGACGCCTTTCGAAATTTGAGGAGGTTTTTCTTCTGTCGGGTGAACCGCTTGAATCGCCGCAGTCGCCGGAGGACTTTCACCGTCTGATCATCGATCTTGAGCCCGAAGTAGGCATACACGATCTCGGCTACCACCCACGAAAAACTCTTGTCTTCGTTCTCTGCGATCTCTTGCAGATTTTTCATGACTTCTTCGTGCATGCAGGCTCGCCCGATGATCCGTTGCACACCCCGTGTCTTCGGTTGTTGACGACCACTCATCTACCTGTTCTCCTTTGCAATCAATTGCACGCTCACCACGCCTTCAACCACAGAATATCGGCTTGAGGCCCCTCGGGAATAGGCCACTGACAGACCGCACACGCTACCTGCCTCTCCTCGCCCTCCACAAAGGCCGCAGAGACAGGAATCCGCTCGCCGTCATGACAGGACCAACACACCGTCGTTCGCCTCACTGGCGTCGTCCGTGCGCGTCTAGTGACGCCCAGTACTCTTCGGCCAGTCGTTCGTCTTCTACGCATTGCTTCGCTTCTTCTTCTGCTGCCAGTCGGTCAGCCTCATAGGCCGCTACTTCTGCCGCCTTGAATTCGGGCTTAATGGCCCCCTCGTCATCGAAATGTTCGCAACCGTCGTCTGCCCACGCCCCACAGATGGGACACTTCCAGTTGCCCTGTGCCGGTCCACAGCTTCCACAGTGGGTATCGCCGCAGTAACACATTATTTATTCCCCTTTCGACGGCAAACTCGACACCGACGCCATCCACGAGCTTTCCAGATATAAGTGCTCTCTTCGGTCCACGGATGTCCATTTTTGCAAGTTTCCGGTCCAGACCCATGGGCTCTCATGTGGTCAGACTGGGTTAGTGGTTCGGTGTGCCACGGATTTGCACACCACTCGTGGTGACAAACACCATGATGTAACACCAGATCATCAGAAAATTGACTTCTCAGAACACGATACAGGACTCGATATACATAGTCTCGTGTCCCGGCTTCCTTGTTTCCACAGACTGGACGCCCATTCGTGCCATGTTCACCGTGCCATCGCCAACACGAGCCCTCTAGCGTTAATTGCCCTGCAAATTCATCGGGTAAATTCGCAACAAATGGAGCATTTGCAGCCAGAGCTTTTTTTTGTCTCTCCCTCTGCCGTCTCGCTTGTTGCGCCCCGATATGCATTATGCACTCTCCCGGGTGTAGTTGTAGATCTGATCCTCGATAGAGACGATCTCCGTGGCGTCAGCCGGGGGATCGGCAAACCGCTCGCTGTTCTCCCGGCAGTCGCCTGCGAAGTCATCACGGTGCCAGTGCTCACAACACCCACACTCCACAAAACGGGTGGAGCGTGGATCCGTGGGGATGCCTGCACCGACGAAGAGGCCCACACCGATGATGGGGAGCATTATGCCTCCTCCTCTTCCTCAACGCCGTTCGTCTCCACGTCTGCACACTCGACTTCCGGATACTCTGCTTGGATCTTGTCCCCCAGTACCTTGCCCCATGCGTAAGCCGCATCTTCACTGGGGGCTTGCAGGATGACGTACATCATCACTTTATATGTCGTCATCACAGGCTCGCTTCCCGTGCCGCCAGCCGTGTCGCTTTTGCAGCCTCGACGTGGGCTTTGCCTGCGTCAGTCGGACGATAGACCAGCGCACCGTTCTCTAGCACTCGCTTGGCGAGTCCACGCTTGACCAGCGTATCGAGCAAACGCTCTGTCTCACGGGGCGTGCTCCAAATCCAGCCACACCCGAAACCGATAGCGTGCCAGCGTCTGTTCTCCACCAGTGCGCGGAGTATGCTTTCTTGGTTCTTGCCCAGCTTCCTCATCACAGGCTCCCTTCTGCCGCCTTGCGGGCCGCTTCACGTTCCGTCATCTTGACGTTGAGGATCTTGATCGCGTTCAGGACGTGCTTGTCACGGCTCGTCAGGCCCTCACCGTAGAGCGTTTCGAATTCCGCGATCTTCTCCGCACTCGCATGGACGGAGAGCCCTGCGTTCTCGACGTAGCCTGTGGCCTCGTCAATGAACAGGACGCGAATGTCCGTGTAGGTGCTGGCCTTCGGCTTGTTCCACACGTCCCCACGCTTGGGGTTGGTGGTTTGCGAAACGACGCGAGAGCCGAAGCCGCGCTTCGTCTCGATCCAGTAGCGGATTTTGCAGCGGAGGCGAAAGCCGTAGGGGTAGTCGTTGACGACGTAAGCGGTGTCGGGCGAATCGTGTGGGCCGGTCAGAACGGGCATGTGTGTCACTCCTTGACGTGTGAGAAACGAGTGTAGCAGGGAGGAGGGGAGTTTGTCAATCCCCTTCCCCCTGTTTATTTTCAGGCCGCTATCGCGACTTCCTTCACCAGCGTGGGGCGCTTGCCGAAGGCGAAGCTCACATCGTCCTTGCTGGCTTCGAAGGTGGCGGTCACCGTCAGGAGGTTGCCCTTGTCCGCAACGGCCTTGCCGGGGACCGTCAGCCACACCCGCGAGCCGTTATCCAGCTTCAGGAGCATCTTCAGGGTGGACCCGTAGAAGCCGTCCACGGTCTTCGTGGAGAGGACTTCGCCAGTCACGGTCACGCGACCCGTGGGGGCCGGTCCCTTGACCTCAGCGGCCTCTGTAGCCTTCTTGGAGGCCATCTCGACGTCGCGGGCGAGGGACTTGAGAACTGCCTCGACTTGCCGCACGCTGAGGCTCCCGTAGGTGTTCAGCTTGCCGATCACGTCGTGGACGAAGGTGTTCTTCGCGTGGACGTCAGCCTTGGCCGTCTCGATGGCCGCTGCGAACGCGGGGGTCGCCTCAAGGAAGGCCACGCGCTTCTTCCAGATCTTCATCTTCGCGTGACCCGCCTCGGCCTTCGACTTCAGGACGGCCAACTTCCACGCCATCTTGTTGGCGAAGTCCAGACGCTCCGTGCAGTCGCTCCCGAAGACCACCACGGTGTCCGTGGGGAGGTGGCGAGTCGCCGTAATCCAGCGGACGCGCCCGTTACCGCAATGCACGCAACGACGGATCTTCTTACGCCAGTCCACGCCGAACGTGCGCTCCATGTCAGCTTCCCAGAATTTGACGTCGGCTTCGAACGACTCGATGTCTTGGCCCCAATACGCGGGGCGCTTGTTGTCGAGGTAGTCCACGACCTCGTAGTGCGAGGGGTCGAAATTCGTGGGGTTGTGGACGGTGGGGGTGGGCATGTGCGCTACTCCTTAGCTGCCGGTTTCCTGACTGACAAGACCAGTATACACCCTATCTGGGGGGTTTGTCAAACTGCACACGGTTGCACTCAGCCTTGCACCACCAGCGGAATCACGATGTAGTGCGTGATGGGATTGTAGGCTCCGTTTGAAAACTTGATCCGCGCCCCACCCGCCACGTACGCATAGGCGTCTTCTGCCGTATCGAACAAACCTTGCGCGATGTAAATGGGGGCTGGGGTCATCGCCACCGTGTGGTCATACACGAGAATCGTGTAGCCCTTGCCTTCGTGTAATAATTTTTCCATGTCGTTATTGTTTCACAACCAGTTGAGTTTGTCAACTGCATTCAATTGCAGGCGTCCAGTGCCGTGGTCCAGTTCTGGGCCACCTTGATCAAACTCCGTTGATTGGTCTTCTGCTTCTCCACGGCTGCTTGCATCTTGGCCTCATCCATGTATTTCAGCACCTGACGCTGCACGAGCGCCACCAGCACATTCGGAGGAAGGGCATCCAACTCCCACGAGAACTGGCCGTATTTCTCGACGTACGCTTTGTAGCGGCCATCTGCCTTCTTGGCTGGGTTTGGAGGGGGCTTGTAGCGTTCAATCTGCTTCATCGTCAACGCAATGCGCTTCACGAACACCACGTCTTCCCCGAGATGATGGTGAGTAAACATGGCGAGTCGATCCTTGATGTCTCGCGTCATATCGATTCCCGATGGATCGTGGTCCCCCAGATGCAGAATGATCGTGCGCTGTCCGGAGACTTGACGCCGCTTGATAATCCGTTGCGCGGCTCCCCACATTTCCGATTGGGACGTATACCCTCGGCAACTGAAATAGGGGACAGCCAGACGAGGACAACACGCTTCCAGCACCCCCGCCAACGCATCTTTCTCGATCCAGACTTCCACGCGATGAGGTTGGGTTTTCCAGACGTCTTCTCGATACCCGGCTGCGGCCATCTCGATGCCTGCGGCGGGATCCGAAAAATGCCGATAGCTCATGAGGTTCCGCGTCCGGTCCACAATCGCGGTCCAGTCCAGTAACCCTGCCAATCGGGCATCATTCACAATGGTTTTGAGTCGATTGTAGTTTTTCTCCGAATTCGCCCACAGGTCTTTGGCCACGAACTGGTAGTACAACTGCCGGAGCGTCAGATCAAACCCTTGGGCCTGATAGGCGGTCACAATCTGATCCGCGATCTGAATGATCTTCTGCGTCTCCTCCGAGAACGCAATCTCTTTGTAAGGGATCTTAGGCATGTTCGTCAGCCGCACAGTTGACACAAATCACGGTTTCCACGCCGTCGTTCTCCTTCAGCGTGCCGGGGGCTTGATGCTCGGGACACGCCTCCGCCAGACACTCCCGGCAGGACGGCCACGAGGTGTACTGCGGGGACTCCTTCAGGCAGTACGTCCCGGGAGAGGCAATCACCTCACACGTTGTCGCAAACTTGATCATCGCCATTAGTTGGCCTCGATCACGAGATCCACGACGTCGAAGTGGCTGCGCTCGGCGCGGGCCTCGATGCTGGCGCGTGTCTTCCGGCGAAAGCTCGCACAATCGAGCCCGTCGAAGTAATAACCCCTGTCATCGTGCTTCAGGAGGTAGGTCAGCGTACGACCGTTGCGGAGCGTCTTGCGAGCGACCGTGATAGAAGGCATAAGGAATTGTCTCACACAACACTAGGATTTGTCAATCAGACCTTTTCTACCTTGCCGTTCATGACGAAGAACATCCCCTCGGACTTCTCGTGGGTGACCACTTCGAACGGCACCGTGGCTCCTCGGGCCGCTGTTGCCAGTGCGACCTTCTTGCTGCCTGCATGCGTGGAGCCGAAGCTGCCACCCATCTCGTTGTGGGCCGTCCAGTACCACGTCGAGCGAACCTTGCGGAGCGTAATCTTGACGATCATCGGGCCTCCACAATCGTCGCTGAGCCGTCCACGGTCCAGTCTGGGTGTCCGTCACGATCTTTGTATCCCGGCCAGCCGGTGAGCACTCTGAGGCCCTTGTTCAGGGCGTGCTTCCGAGACACCGCACGGAGTCCGTGCTTCGCCTCGTGGATGTGCCACGTCTCCGTGGGCTTGTGGTAGGCTTCGAACTTGAGCGAGAGGGTAAAGAGCATGGAGTGATTATCTCACCCCACGCTGTGGTTTGTCAAGTTACCCCTCTCGGTGATCGGGATTCGCACACCGCTTGCAGCGTGGTGCTGCCTCTGGAATCCACTCGTCCCGTCGAGCGTCATACGGAAACTCGGGGATCTTGATGTGGCACGCCGTGAGATCATCGGCGTGCAGCGACACTGTGTGGACCTTGGACCACCGCTGTCCATTCGCCTCGATGGGCTCGTTGAGACGCCACTGAATAAAGTGGCGAGTGATCACAGTTCCCTCCATCGCGCTTCGACAGCTTCTCTATCCTGCTCTCGCACCTCACGGTGCAAGGCGACTTCCTCTGTCCGCGTCATCTTGCGGGGATTGAATTCCAGCCAGCAATCAGGGCCGTCGTAGACGTCCCACCAGCGTTGGCCATCCGTGTCCTTCGTCTCGCGTATCGTCAGCTTTCCCATGCAGGGTGCCCCTCCTTGGGCGGGTCGGTGTTCGATGCTCCCTAGATCGTATCACACCGTTTCGGATTTGTCAACTCCCTCTAGGACTTGACAAATTTTTTTACCTGTGATACGATCATGTCAATGCCAACACCCTTTCAGTTCAACGACGGCGGGCGGGCCGCTGCCGGATATCGTGGCAAAGCGAAAGGCGACTGTGGGGCGCGTGCCCTTGCCATTGTTGCCCAGATTCCCTATGTCGAAGCCTGTGCGCTCGTCAACGAGTATGCCGAACAGGAACGGCCTCGGGGCACAAACAAACGCTCCAACGCCCAGACCGGCGTGTGGGTGGACACGATGAAGAAAATCCTACGGGATCTCGGTTTCATCTGGACACCCACGATGGGCATCGGCACCGGGTGTACCGTTCATCTCACGGCCTCGGAGCTACCTGCGGGCCGGATCCTCGTACGCACCTCCCGGCACTACACTTCGATGATCAACGGGATCATCCACGACACCTATGATCCCTCACGCGAGGGGACACGCTGCGTCTACGGATACTGGCGGAAGGTCTAACTGTCAGGAGGGGAGGGGTGCTCACGTCTTCTAGATATGAGCATCCCCTTCTTCAACTGCCGAATCTGCCGCCGCCCGTTCCTCGTGTGTAAGTGCTTCACCCCTACGGGGCATTCTCGACGGCTTCGCAAAGCCTACGCCCAACTCGCGATCCTCGACAGGGAAATGGCCCGCGTCAGAGATTCGAATCCCTGTCCGGAGCATGCGCCCACCTCGTGTCGGATTATTTCCCAGCGTCTTCGTGAGCTTCGTATCCAGCGGGATCGCGTGTATCGTCGCATCACTGCCGTGGAGGATTATGGCACTTGAGTGCAAAACTCTTTGATCGCCAGTGCGGAGGGTCGGGGCGTCCAATCGTGGTTGAACAGCCCGAAATCTTTCTCCGGATTCCCCGGTACGGGCGCATAGATGTAGGTCGCTTCGATCCCCAGTGCGAGATTGATGCGTAGTTCCTCTGCGATGTAGGCTCCTTGATCGGCTTGGTTCACGCCTGCGAGATTCCAGCCCACCTCGGTCACTTGCACGATCATCTCGTCAGGAAGCGGGCGAGCCATCGCCGCATATTCTTCCCACCGGGTGGGATAGCGTGACGTGGAGGGAGGAGAGGGTTCTCGATACGTGTGCCATGCGACTCGATCATACGCATCGTCTGGAATGGTCGCTCGGACTTCCTCAAACCAGTACCGGTGAATCTGCGGGCCTGCTCTATCGGGTTGGAGGTAATCCCCGGCGAGAATCAACACGGTCTGCCCTTCCAGATACTCACACACCTGTCGAGCGAGGGTGCCGTAGCGTTTCCCACTCCACCCACCCATCACCCTCGGCTCATTGAGGATTTCCACTTCTTCGAAGTCAAACGCCACCACCACATCCTGACAGAACGTCAGATAAGCGTGCATGTCCGGATCGTGATCATAGGTGAAGTCGAGAATCGGCAGAAGGATAAACCCTGCTTGCTGTAACGGTCCCACGATCTTCAGCGGATCGGGGTGGCGATAGTCGAGATTGAAGCGGACGTGCGTGGCTCCGGTTTCCTCTCGGATGAGGGTCCAGAGATCGGCATCCACCACACTCTCAGGCCCGGGGGTGGGGCACACCAGACCGACTCTCATGCCACCACTCCTCCGGCACTATTCCACACTGCTGTCCCCGCTTTTGGGCCGTTGGGATCTTCATAGATGACCAGCACCCGATCATCGTTCAACTGGCACATGGCCCCGGGATGCCCATCGGTATGCGAAGCCCAGACTGGATTTCCATCTCCGTCATAGATCACGAGATTGCCATCGGGATTCATCTTCACGTTGCCCGGTTTCGTACCGCCTGTTTGAGAGGCCCAGACCGCTTCTCCCGTATCGGTATAGAGCACGAAGTTGCCATCGGCCTCATCGTACTTCGCCTGACAGGTTTTCCCTGTGGCAATCAATTGCTCGCCGGGTTGCAACGTGTCTTCGGAGAATAACTGATGGCGCTCCGTGACCACCGGGACGCTCGGGCCTCCCTCGGTCTTCACCACCTTGGCGATCTCGGGCATGTGGGGCAGTTCCCACACGAACCGGATTTCTCGCCAACCATTGTGATATTTCTCAGGGAGATGCCCGTTCCACACACACCACTCACTGTGGGTGACATACATGGGCCATCCGGCGTTTTTCGTGTTGGTCAGGTCTTTCTCGACCTGATATTCGTCGGCATACATCCCACCCGCTGAGGAGCCCGGTCCCGGGGGCTCATTATTGATTTTGGGCAGGCTCTTGTAGAACGCATTGAACGCAAACGGATCAGACCACTTCCCGTTGTCTCGCATCGTATGAATCGTGATCTCATTGGCTCCGCTATGATCAGCGGCTCCATACAATTCATCGAAGCTGTCTTGCATCTCTTCGTTCGTGGGATTCGCTCCCATCCCGCCATGCGCGGCATCAGGTGAGGACAACGAGAGTAAGAATCCTGCGGGCAACTTTGACCGCATATCCGTCCCCATATTTCGCACTTCTTGGGGCGTCCACTTATTCACTTTGAATTCGTTCGCGCATTCGAAGCTACGTATCGCTTCCCATTTTCCCTGTGAGGCGGCGATGATGCGATCCTGAAAGCGTCTTCGATCATCTTCCGTGGGGGTTTGATTTCTCCCGCCGTAGATGGTGCAATGAAGTTGCTTCCCCAGATTGCCCACCACGTCCAACATTTTCTTATAACGATTTTCCCAATCGTCATGAATGAACACGCCTGCATCGGTCCACACGTCCGGACTGCCGTGGCTTTGTCCCTCGACAGCGAGCATGACACGGAACACCGAAGGATTCATCTCTCCCAGAATCCAGTCCATGTTCTTCTTGGCTTCGTCGGGCCACTTGGCCAAGGCGGTCATCAAGCAGAACCACCCGAAGGCAATCGTGCAATCAGTTGCAGTCCCTTCGTGTGGCGTGCCACTGTCATAGATCGGCCATCCGCTGATATCGACGTAGACGTTACTTGGACGCCAAAAGGCGGGCGGAATCACTGTCCATGCGGGGCCAGCAGGAGCGGGATGCCCACCGGCACTTTGGATGATGTCTACACGCTCTCCGTTGGGCCATGCAAGGACATCATGCGAACAGCGTTGCTGATTCGGATAGGTGTAGCCTGCTTCGCCTGCACTCTTACTCAGCAAACCCACTCTCTCCGCTTTCATCTCCGGCTCGGCACACACCCACTGCAAGTACTCCCCACAGGCCGGAACCGAGTTGTATTGCAGGAGATAGGGTTTCGCCTGATTCACACGATCTACAACTTTTCGGCCAATTGTGGGGTCCATAGGCTCCTACGCGCTTTCTTCGATGAGCGATTGATACTCAGGGACGTTTGGTTTTTGGAGCTTGTCTACGCTCGCATAGACGCTCTGCGGAATCATCAAGACAGGAATCCGATACAGGCCCCACATCTCCCGGCGCATGGTCAACCCATACACGACTCCTGCGAGGGCGTCTGCACAGTCCTTACTGCCTCCGGGGGGATGATCGACTTTCCCGGTCTTCACGTCTTTTTCCAGCGTGAGAATTTCGCGATGGAGCTTCGGGTGGGTGGGGACGTTCAACCGCGCTTCATACACCGCTGTCTTGGTAAAGTCATAGGGTGGACAGGGCAACGTGTCCATACTCTGATGTCCGGTAATCAATCCCTGTTGCCGCAGAATTTGCTGACTGTCTGCGGACTGGAATTGATCGAATGTACACCAGACAATGTTCAGGCCCATCTTCTTCAGGACGATGATGACTTCGCGGATCTTGCCGAGTAAGATCTCGCAGTTCTTTGGAGGACGGATCTCTAACACACCATCGATCCACACCTCGGGCATGTAAGCGGGCTGAATGGGATCGCTCGATACGCTCTTAAAGCCTGAAACGGTCCCGATGCAGAGGCCCGCCGAATCCCCTGATAGAGCAAGGTCACAATGAGCGAACCTCGGGATATCAGGATTCCAGAAATTCTTCTTAAGAAGTGTGAGACGTGTCTCTACGAAGTCCACCACCGGTTGAGAGAAGATCGATTCTCGGGGCTTAAAGGCGTAGTGGACCTTTTCCACCTCTAAGAAGAAGGGGTGTCTAGCTAAAGTGCTCACCCCGGCGATCTCTCTCAGGGCGTTGATGATGTCTTTTTCGAATTCCTGTCGAAACTCATTGGGGACCGCGACACACAAGGCTCGCATGTCATCATTAACCGGTTCCCCTTTCTCTATGAAACGCGGCTTCCGGGTGAGATCCCCCACGAAGACCGCGAACCAGCCTCGGTTCCCGAAGTCCTCCGGCTTGATATCCCAGACGCGCTTATCGTATACAAAAATGGTGGGGTCTTTCTCAGCTTCAGCCACTTTCTGATCGGTGAACTGACCGGGGTACTTCTTACTAGACACCAGACAGAGTATACCGGGTAGCTTCCCGTTTTCCATGAACCGCGACTTGCGTCTTCGTGCAATCGAGTTGTAGAGGAGGATCGCTTGGTCATACGTGCCTTTATCCACGGCTACACGCGACTTCTCCACCACGCTCATGTAGTTCAATTCATCGATCAACCCGCCCATGACGTTCTGGCCGATGGCCGCTGTCTCAGTACCAGCGACCGGTACGACTTCAACGCGATTCGGAAACACAAGCCGACTATGTAGGCTTTTATCGAAGGGGTAATACTTGTTGAAATAGGGCGAGCCTTCAATCATGTGTCGAAAACGCTGATAATCCACACCTTTGGCTAAGTTGAGCGTCATACTCTGAAAGACGAGGAGAATTTCGGAGCTTGGGTCCAGTCCGAACTGTCCGTGGGGATTCCTCAGACACGAGAGCAGATACAACTGATAAGCGTTCGTGTACAAGGCGAGCGTCGTCTTCCCTGAGCCAATCCCGCCCGTCATAATCGCTTCGACATAGAACCCGTTGTTCAGTTCTTCTGCGGCGGCTAAGACCCCCGGGTAGATCTCGGCGGCTTTGTTCAGGTATCTCGGACTACAGATGAATTCTCGAATGCCTACGGGCTTCCACTTGTACTGGGCGTAGTCTTGGAGTTGCGTGGAAGGCGTGCCGCGTAGGGCTTCCTCGACATGCACCACGCTCTTGGCGTAGAACAGGGCGCGTTCTTGCGGATCGGCAATCTTCTGGCCGGTTTTCCAGATCTTAAGAGCTTCGTCCTTACCTAAGAACTGTTCAAAGTAAGCATAGGCTCGCGCATTGACCTGATGGAGGTGTTGCTCAGGGGTGGGGGGAGGCGCTTTGGGCTGCGCGAATTTGAGCATTAGAAGGGCAAGGGCACGTCTTCTTCTGTGCGTCTCACGATCAGCTTCTTCAGGGCCTGTCGTTGCATCATACCCGCAATGCGATGCTCTGCGATGATAAACGACTCTTTTTCTTTCTCGATGCCGATGTAGCCACAGTGCTCAGGGATACAGGCCATCGCCGTGGTCCCTGACCCTAAGAACGGATCGAGCACCACCCCTCCGGGGGGCGTCACGAGACGTATGAGCCAGCGCATGAGGGACAAGGGCTTCACCGTGGGGTGGGTGTTGCGTGCGCCTCCGGTGCGTCCTGATCCGGCTCTCGGACTGTTCAGACCATCCGTGCCATCTACGCGATCTGTCGCTTCGCCTCCGGTGCGTATAGGAAGATCCTCACAGCCGATATCACGTTCAGATCGACCGGGTTTGGCACAGTAAAAAAACCTCGACGCGCCTCCACTATCCAAATATCCTGTTTTGTGTTCAGTACGTTGTTCCGTCCCACCAAACATCAATCCACCCTTCGCTCCTCGTGTATGTCCATTCGCATTCCCTATCCATGGGGATACTCGTTCCCCCGCCTGTGCATTCAATTGCAACGCGGCTTCCTCATCGAGGATTACATTGGCAGGCCAGCGACCTTGGGGCTGGGTATACTGTTCAGGCGTCAAACGTCCATCCTCCCCGTACATTCCTGCGGCAACTGCTGATCGTTCTTCTCCCGAAACAGGAGTGCGTTTCCCACCGCTATATGCCCCACCATTCAAATTGTCTTGTGTTTCTATGCGACAGGCATCGATATTCAACGCTCCTGTGCCGTACGTCAAGACGTTCTCTGCTACGGTGCCACTGAGAGGTTTTCTCGCGAGGATGATCGGTTCCCATGCAGGTTTGAGTGCGGTACCCCATCCTTGCCATGGACCCTCATCATTCCCTCTCCCATTCCCCTGTTCGTCCATGAAGGATCCGGCTCCTGCACCAAATCCTTGTCCTGTGGGAGAATCGTCTGTACATCCACCTTTGAATTTCCCATGATTCGGGCTGGTAGGATCTGGGCCTCCCTGTGGAAATCCTTCTTGAGCTTTGTTGATAGCTTGCTGTACGTTCAAGCTCTTGGGGAAGCCTGTGCCATAGAGCCACATGAGACAGTCTCGGATCTCAAAATCCGCGTCCTCTAAGGCGCATGTCAAACGATGAAACGTGCGTGTCCCACCGAAAGCGAGGAGGTGGGCTCCGGGTTTCAGGACACGCCACACTTCCTCGGCCCATGCTTGATGCCAGTGCTGTTGTTGTTTCATGGCACTGACTTTCTGCTTGCTGGTCAACTGATCCCACTCTTTCCCCATGAAGCCTAAGCCATATGGGGGATCCGTCACACACACGTCTATTGAGTCTCGTTCAAACTCAGGAAGCACCTCAAACAAATCGCCATGATACACCCGGCGAAGGAGGGGAATGGGCTCGGGCTTCGTGGCGAAGATGAGCATCAGCGTTTGACGATGGAGTCAGGCACAAACGTCTGAGCCACAGCCACTTGTCCTGCGGCATCGGTGGTCGCCCCGGCGATCACAGTCGTGCGATAGAGATAGCCTGTCTCGACCTTCAGCTTCTCGGTGAAGTCTTGGCCGGGGATCTTCTCGGTGACTGTTTCCCACTTGGGCGTGTCTGCCATGGTGTTAGGGTCTTCCATCACTCACCTCTTTAGGAATGTGGCGGGCATCGAAAATCTGTTCAATCGTGTTGATCGCTTCGAAAATCTGCTTCTGCACCGAGGAGCCATCGGGAAGCGTAGTCGTCTGTGAGACTCCACGCATGGTGACATGGGCAGTGGGGCCTCGGAATTCGTCCAGCCCTAATTCGAACCGAAGCTTCTGTAGTTCAAGGAGGGTGTAGCGATACTCCCGCATGGACTCATTGATGGTTTTGGCGATGTAGTGATCGACAGGCGCGTCTTTGGCGGCTTCTAACTTCAGACGCTCTTTCGCTACCATCTTCAGCACACGAGTCCGCTGTATCTCCGACAGTTCTTGCAGGCGATCTGCGGTCGTGGCGACTGCTGACGTCATGGTGTGCAATTGAGTGCAAAACGTGATCCTAGCCTACAAGAGGCTCTTTGTCAAGGGGTTTGGCCCATCGTTCCAAAGATGCGTCGAATTTCTCTTGGCGAGCCACGATCTTGGCCTGATCACGAATCTGTTGGGCTTCCTCTTGGCGTTTGAGGAGCCTGCGCTGCTGTGGGGGGCTCAAAGGGCGTGGTGGGGTCATCCTCTCCTCCATCGGGCGTCTGCGGCCTTACGGGCGATTGTGGAGCGTTCTAGAGGGCTCAGCTTCAGGGCTCTAGCTGGGCCTCCCTTACGTCCCCCATTGACCGCCCCACGCTGCCTCTCCTCGGGGGTGAGGTGGTGGTTCAGGTGAGGGTAGAGGACTGGGCCTGTGGGGGCCTGTGGGGGGCTAGGAGGGGGCTGCTTGACCTGTGCCTGCTTGACCTGAGACTGCATGCGCTGGCGTACGGGGAGAGGGGTAGGATGTGTTCCTATCGGGATATGCTTGACCTGAGACTTCTCAAACTTCTCTGGCTGCTTCAGACGCTGTAACTTGGTCCACAGGGAAGGCGTAGGTTCATCGTCGTAATACACCCACTCTCCAGTACGGTCATCGAAGTAGCGTTCAGCCATGGTACTGGTAGATGGTTAGTCCGTTTTCTCAGCGTAGATGGTTTCTAATCTATCGAATTGTTTCTCTGAGAGCGATTTAGTTCGGTCAAATTGATCAGAGATACTTTCGAGGAATTGGTTTTCCCATGTGCTGAGACTCTTCTGGGGTGTTTGGAGAGCTTCCAGCATGTGTTTGATCAGTTCTGTTCTGTCGCTGCGTGGGTGGTGTGACATAGAATGCTGCGGGCCGATTTTTTTGGGAGTATTGGTGGCAAATGATGGCGATTCCGAGCATGTCTATCGGGGGGCTGTGGGGTTTGGTACACCAGCCTCGATCAGATAGCTCTCGCGTCCATCGATTATGCGCCCAGATACCCCAGTCCTTCTTCCAGTACTGGCAGTCTTCACAGCAGGGCATTCGTATAGCTGTATCATAGGTGTGTACGGGGTGTCAACCCCATCCATCGTCATCCCCTGTGACCTCAATGGGTGGTTGATAATCGTGCTGCCCGAAACTATCAGCCATAGCGCGTGCAATTTGCGGTGACTCCTGACGGTGAGCGGCGAGATAGGCGGCTTCTCTTTGGGCGGCACGTTCAGAGGCATCCAACCCACGGTCATGTGTCGCTGCTCGCGCCTCCCATCCCTTCTCAAACCACACCCGCGCGATCTCCGGCTGGGGAGACGCCTCCGGGGCGGCGAGGGCGGCTACTTCGTGCGCTAACCTCATCGTGTGCAGGTTCTCAACGTAGGCGCGCAATTCTCGTAGCCAGCGGAGCCATGTCAGGCGACGATGCCATGATAGTGACATCCACCCTGTTTTCTTCTGCTTGTCGCCAGCAGCCTCAACCTCCCCGATTAACGCATCGAAGGCCCGCATGGCGTCTTGGCTCAGCAGGTTGCGCTCTCTGAGCCGCTGAGACGAGGGCTGTTCAGCCATTACTCAGCCGTTTCCACATCCTCGGCGCGTGAGCCTTTGGGGCCTTGCGTAGGGGTAAAGGTGACCTGTGTATGGTCGTTCAGGTCATCGAAGGTGTTGTTGCGGACAGAGCTACGATGGAAAAAGTACTCGGTCCCATCGGAGCCTCGGATGAAGCCAAAGCCTTTGTCCGACACAATACGAATAACCGAGCCGGTGAGTCGTGGTGCAGCCATTAGACGAAATCTCCAATTTTCTTGTCGGTCGTGATACGACGGAAGTACAGGTGCCCCGGGTACATATGCTCGATCATGACTTTGTGATCGTCACAGAGGCTCATGGCTCCGGTCGGTTCATTCGATCCCTCGGGCCGCTTTTGGAAGGCAATCATGGTGGGTTCTTCCATGCAGCGGGCAATCGGTTTGGGACCGAACGTGGCGAGGGTGGTGTTGGGCCACTCACACTGGCACTGGCCCATATCGGGAGGAGCCAGTACGTGAATGACCGGATCCGTATCTTCTAGGCCCCGCTCCATGTAGAGAATGATGTTGGTTTCGGTACGCCGCGTACGAGGAGCCAGCGTGGTGAGGGTATCGATGAGATCATCATTCTCTGGAAGGGGATCATCATCAATCGGGTGTCGCTTACTGGGTTTACGCTTGGCCATGAATCACTCCCTTGTGTGCAGTTGATTGCAAAAAACGTTTTGATGGTGCCACCCCTTCAGGTCCAGCAATTACGGGTGGAAGGACGCCATAGGATATTTCGCCCCCTGTATCGGTGGTCTAGGATGCTTCTTGTCGGCAAGAACCATTAAGGGAGCCACCCTACCCTATGGCGCTGGTATTTGAGCACACCATCAAAAAAGCGGGGAGGTACGAGGTATGATCACTCCCTCGTACCTGCTCAGCACCACCGTCGTGGTGTCCCCTCTGAGCATTTCCGGTTTGCACGCGACTCGTTATGGTCATTGCTTCGGCGTGGTCCACATGACATGCTGGGTGTTTTCAGCCGTGCTAAGGGATTCGGTGTCCGTGGTCAGACACAACCGGAACCTACTGTTATGCGTTACTCGCGTGCCCTTACGCTTTCAACTTCAAAAACTCTTTGATACAGGCCGCACACGTTACTCTATCAAAGGGCGGTTCACTCACCCACCGATGACCTTCCGGCCACTCATTAGGTGTGCCTTCCATGCCACACAACGTACGACCATATCTCAGGATATGAACAGTCATTCGTCTAAGTCTTCAGGCTGTTCTAACGCGACACGTCGATCTTCTTCCGTCCAGCCCGGTTTCTTGTTCAACTGCTCTTGCTGTTCGATAGTGGCTGGGGATCGTCCTGAACGACCATACCACTCTTCTCGCTGAGTGACACAAGAATTCCAGATCGCCAGACACGACAGGAGGTAATGCGCCAATATGAAGTCGGGCGTATTGCTGCCGTTCTCCTGACTGTATCTGTTGATGATATCTTCCAATGCCTGTTCGAACGTAACTGGTTCTTTGATTGGTCCCGGCTTACTTGGATCGTAATCCATATCTCAGTACCAAATGAAGGTCGTTTCCGTCCAGTTTACTTCCTTGCCACCTGAACACAGCGCCATGAGGTACTGGGCGTAGGCATGGGCTTCTGCGGACTTGAGCAACATGAATCGAAGACCTTCCCCCTCATGCCACTCCACACTGGTCAGATGAAACTGTCGTGTGTGTTCTGGTTGCGCTTGACCGGGGATGATACCTGCTCGGACTTCCCATGAGGCTTTCAACTGTGGCATTACGCTCCTACTCCCCCATTCCACCGGAGCCAATCCAACAAGTACTTGGTGTGCGTGGGTGACGCCTGCACCGATGGAGGAATGAACTGCTGAATGATCTGTTCGTCGGTCGCGTCCCTGAATCCCCACATATCGGGGAAGCCGAGATAGTTATGTGCGCCCCAGCCATATTTCAGTGAAGGGGCTGGCGTACCCTTGGAGAAATCTTCTAACGTCGCCCAATCCTGTAAGCGCCACCAGAGGTACGCCCCGAAATAGGCTGCGTCGTCACTCGTAGGAATAGGGTCCGTGGGGCGTCCCACACGGAGCCTGCACAGCCCATGCTCCCCCACACCAGCCGTCCACAGGCCCCCCTTGGGATCGACAGCCACGAGCCATGGATAATGGGGGCCGTCTGTGTGGTCCCGTGGTCCCCAGCCATTGGGGTGTCTGATGTCATCGTGACCAAAGACCCATTTCGGATCCCCACCTTGTGGGGGAATCCATGCGAATTGTTCGTTGAAGCGAATTTCGCCTAGCTCACCATCCGCAAACGAGCCCGTGACCGAACACCAATACATCCCGTCCTTCGGGCCAGTGTGACCCCAACGATCTACATCCATCCATTGCCATGAGCGATTGTTCGGGGCAAATTTGGTGACGATGATGTTCTGCCCGCCCGCCCACTCCACGAAAGAGGCAAGGAGGTTCGCTTGGCCTGTGGGTCTGCCATCCTGCATGTGCAGACGACGGATGGAGCCATAGCCCATGTCCAATACGATAAGGTTGCCCTGTGAGTCCACACGAAGCGTGTAGGGCACATACAGGTCAGGGTTACCACCCGGGAGGGTGACAAAGTTGCTCAGCTTCCGATTCTCCATCCGGTTGTAGGAGTTGTGCTGCTCGTCGTACATGGCCTCCATTCGCATGTCTGTGGCTCCGGCTTGAGCCAGCCGTGCCGACATACCGGGGTGACCGAGCAAGGTGGTCACCACCCCATCACGAGTCACCTTGCGAATGCAGTGGTTATCCTGATCGGCCACATAGAGCGCATCACTGAGGGGATCAAAGACCAGTGAGCCCGGGCCTTTGAATCGCGCTTCTATGCCGGTCCCATCGGCATAGCCCCATGTGTGTGCGGGATCACCCGCGAACACAGACACAGTGGCATGCCAGTGGATGCGATCTTCGATGGACACCTTCCAAATGCAATGGTCATGGAAGCCCACCACGTACCAGATATTTTCATCCTTGGGGTCAATGGCGACATCAAGGGGCAGTCGAAAACCACTTTGGTTCTCATACTGGCCGGAGAGCCAGTGGCCCCGAAGCTCCATGTTCTGCTTGATGGTCTGCCATGGCTTGAGAATCCAGATGGGATCCTTATCAGGATGCACACGCCATCCGGCAATCGTGGTGAGATGCCCATCTGCTGCCATGTACCGCAATGGCCCGCCCGCTTCGACAAAGGCAAAGCCACCCTTCGAATCAATCTGGCCTGTCACATAGGAACTGCACCAGCCGACACCACGAGGACCATCTTTGAAGGGGAAATGACGTTGACCACCCCAACCAAAGGCGGTACCCGGGCTGGCTCCATTGCCTGTGTTGTCATACAGTCCACGCGCATCCTCACCTCCAAATTTCGGAGGGAGGCACCGCACAAATTTCATCTTTTCAGACGGTGACCCATCAGGCTCCTGCCACCACATGGGATGGGCCATAAACAGGTTGGAATGCGGAGCCATTTCATCGTTGTAAAGCCCGACCTGATCAAACGGTGGAAGGTTCGGTGCCCATGCGCCACTCGTGGGATTGATAGGATAGCCTACGAACCGGCGATCCGCCACGTTGACGTACGTAGCTCCCGGTCCCATACGAGCACTGTTGACCGCTGAATTGCGATTGCGGCCATTGTTGGATTCGGTGCCATCATCATCACGCGCAATGCACGGCACCGTAGAATTCGGGGTGGAGCCATGCACATGGATATGCACATAGCACGGATTCGGTTGAAACATCATGTCCTTGGGCATGACGTCCAGACTGAGATCGTGAATCCCTGTGGTCAATCCTGCGGCGTGGATCTGCTCATACGTCAGGGTGACTGATGCCGCCTCGGGGATCGTGGTCCACTCGGTGAGGGGGATACCACGAAGCACGTAGCGCACCTGATACCCGGGTGGCAAATCCGCCAGTGCAATATTCAGTCGATTGGGAATCTCAGTGTGCTCCGACCATGCCAGCAATTGCAGGGTGACAGAATCCCCCGGCATATGCATGTGGACCCAGAACGGATCCGTATTTTCGTTGTTGTTCGTGGCTCCCTCGGCCTTGATGGGTTCCAACACATACGTGGCATAAAAAGAGGGCCACGATGCGATCTCCACGGGGGGTTCGATGGGTGGCTCTATGGGTGGCTCGATGGGTGGCTCGATGATGACTGAGGCTTCTACGGTAATCGTGGAGGACGCAGCGAGGTTCCCACGGCGAGCAATCACCGTGGCACGTCCCACTGCTAAGCCTTTGGCTAGTCCATCACCACTCACCGACAGCACACGGACATTCGAACACGACCACTTCACCCCACCACTGGGTTCTGCAATCAATTGCACCATGTCCCCAACGTGAATGTCCGCTGTGATGGGTGACACGATCAATGTGGGTTCGGCCATACGATCTCCGGCACTATCTTACAGGACTGACGGTCAGAAGGCTCAGATATTTTTTGGCGTCTGTGAAATCCCACCGGAAGGGGAAACGCTTCAGCCTTCTGTATTACCTCTCGGAACGGCTAGGCGAGCGACCTTCCTACCGTCAGTCCTTCCGTGGCCACACTGGATCGTGGCGCAAATGCTGAATGTTCTGCACTTCTTGAGGGAAGTCATCGAGCTTCGCGGCGATAGCCTGCTTACTGATGAGTGAGGTTTTGATGCCTGCTCGATTGGACACGAGCACTTCATCACCATACTCCCCCACCACGTAGACTCTCTCATTACTGTGGAGACGGTACCAGCCTGCTTCCATTAGTCTTTGGCCTTGGTAAACAGTTCGTAATAGCGGTCGTACGTCTCGCGGTATCGGCTATACCATTCGACACTGTAATACGCGCCGAAGATCACCACAGCCGCAATCACACTCGCCAGTGTATCGTTCATGAAGGGAACACAGATTTCTTGGAGCCTTGTCGCAATTCACGAAACTCTAAGAGGGCGGCTCCTGCGGCATCCTCGGAGAGCCCCAGCTTCTGGCTGAGGAATTGGAAAATCAGGGTATCACTGATGGCGGCTTCAATGGCCTGCGAGAGCATCCCATGAATCTCTCGGGCCTTGGTCACATCCATCTGGGTCTTCTCGCGATTGAGCGTCATCTCCACCACACCTTGCTTGGTACGGTGGCTGAGGATGGTAGCGAATTCAACAGAATCGTACCCATCCTCCTTGGGAGCCATGAGGCGCGTCAGTTCCTTGCGTGCAGAGGCAACCACTGCGGCCCGCCCGGGTTGGGAAGGTCGCAATGATTGCTCCACGTCTTTCAGCATGTCATCCAGCGACGGCATCACGCCTCGACTGGGGTGACCGTGATATCGAAGTGCGGAAACTTCTCCGCAATGCGCTTCAGGAGGGGTTCGAACCCCGTGGCATCGATCACGGCGTCGAGGTCGAACGGCTTGTTCACGTCCGTGGTGCCACCCACGTATCCCGAACAGATGTTCTCCAACGCTACCGTGTCGAATTCTGTGTGAAGCTCACCCTTGGCCTTCGACATGGCTTGCGTGACGATCTCGGCCTGATCGGGCTTCAGCTTGAACACCATCTTGACCACTTCATCGGTGGTCTTCGCGGTCTTCTCGCCGCCTTCGGTGGGCTGCTCGGCCTTGATGACCGCAATCAGTTCGATCACCGACAGCTTCTCGGCCTTCTCGACCCACGAGTCCACGGTGTCGAGGGTGATGACTGGGGCAAGCTCCTTGATCTTCGTCCAGCCCAGATGGCTCAGCTTGTCCCACGGAATCATCTTGGTGACAAGGTTATCGTAGATGGAGATGAGGTAGCGTGCCTTGCGGCCCTTCATCTTGTACTTTTCGAACACGAAGTCATCGAACGCGGCAAAGCCTTCGAACCACGAATTGTCATTGATGAGCTTGAGAATCCCGCCCATCTTGAAGTAGTTCGTATCGATGTTGTCGGCCAGACGCTCGGCCTCGTTCAGGGCCTTCGTCTTCGTCAGGCTCTCGACTTCGTGTGCGATGTCGAGGATGAGATTTCCCGTCTTCTCGACCTTCTTCTTCCCGATCACGGCGGTTTCGGGTTTCGTCTCGGTGACGACCGCGCCTTCAGCCGTTGGTGTTTCCACTGGTGCCATGCAATCCCTCGCTTTCAGTCTCTACAGTGTGCCACATGAGGCACAGATTTGTCAAATGTTTTCTACGCGGTCACGGCTTCGGGCTCGGCCTTGGCCTTCTTGACCTTGGTCTTCTTCGGGGCGTCGGCGTCAAAGGCCACGCCCGGGTGCGCCTGCTGCATACGGGCAAACTTGGCGTCCAGAATGGCCTCCGGTGCCTTCCCCGTCACGTCGAAGCACAGACGCCAGTAGACGTCCACAGCGGCACTCAGGAACGAGCGCATCCCGTCCATTCGCTCGGTGTCCCGCTGGGCCTCGGCCTCGGCATCCACCACGTCCACGTCCCGCTCCTCCTTCACGCCACCCTTCTGAGGCATCGTGACCATCTTCTTGACGCTGACCGTCTGGGGAGCCGCGAACAGGCTCTGCTCGGCCAACTTGAGGAGATCCGTGGCTACGCTGTCCAACTGAAGCAACGCCGCTGATCGCGTGCCCACGAGCTTCGACTTCTTGGTGCTCGATGGCATCTTGGTCTTCAGCACACGACCCAACACGGTCAGGTCGTAGCCGATCTCACCGAGATCCCTGAAGGCATCGTCCTTCATCTCCTGCGTCTGCTGTGCGCCCAACAGATACTGCCCCATGGTCTGAAGCAACTGACCGGTGTGGCTCTTGAGCGCCACCGTGGCCTGTGCGATCTGTGTGCGTGGTGTGCTCTTAGACACCGTGCGAAGCGCCAACTTCGTAGCCTTGACGCTCAGTGTCTTGGTAACTTGCCGTCGAAATGTTCCGATCTGCATCCTCTTCCCCTTTCCACTCCTTGGACTTCTCGCCCAATTTTCAAACATGGTCAGTCTAGCGTTTTTCAAATCTCATTGTCAAATAGAAAATTGCTCAAACTGGTGAATTTTCCCAGCCCACTGTCACCCCTTTGACAGTGAGGATGTTATGCCACCCTAGCTGAGCCATTTGCGCCAGTGCAAATGCATCCACGATATCGTGCGAAGCACTCGCAAATCCCCAACGTATCTTGACCACGGACGCCATTGTGTCTTTATCAGCCTTCCCAGAGCCTGTGGTCCACTTCTTCAGGACCGTGGGAGGCACCTCGACCCATGATACCCCTCGTTCACGGAGCATCATGCGAATCACGGTGCCCACCTCGACCAAGGTCACGAATGACTGAATATTTTTGCAATATGCGTACCTCTCGATGGCAGCGAAGGAGGGATTCCACGCATGGAGAAGACTGGCGATATTGTTGGCAATCAATTGCAGACGCAAGAAGCCTCGTTCATTGGGGATTTCCAGTGTCTTACCACGATCCTCACCATCACCGACAAGGGCTAATCCAGTGCAGGTAGCCGCGTCAATTCCCATGGTACGCACTACGCTGTTCCCCACGCTCTACGGTTAGCCGCTTGTTCTTTCGGGGTTGCCCATCGACAATTCCCCGGTTCATAATTACCATCTTTATTTGGGTAACGATCAATCGACTTACCAGCAGGCCGTTCTCCCATATCAGTCAAGAAATTTTCAAATTTCTGCCATCTGACACAAACACTTACGCCTCTGCCACCCCAATACTGAAAATTTCTCCAACTTGGATAGCGGCAACGCTTAATCATAGACGACCATGAACGGTAGGTCGGGCTACCTGTTTGCCCATGAGTCTTGGGCAGATATGTTTTCGCTGAAGCTGCTGTGCTACACGTCTTACAAGACTTTGCGTAGCCAGCATTCAACAATCGAGTTGTAACAATACGCTTCTCTCCACAAACACACTGACACAACCATTGAGCACTTCTCGCAGAAACACCAACAAAAGCCACAACAACTAGCTTATCGAACGTTTTACCGTTCAAATCTGCTCTCATTCTTCCACCGTCGTTGTCACCATGATAGTGGCTGCGCTAAATAACTCACGAACCGGCTGACCACAGGGGCACCACCAGTGCTCCTGTCCCTCTTGCCGCAAGAACACTTCCCATGCTACTCGGGCGGTTTCGATGTTGTCGGCGCGTTCATAGAACGAGCGCCACATGAATTCCACATCCACAAAGCGTAACTGGCGATGTCGCCATCGTCCCCACCATGTGCAGTGCTGCAAGTCTTTCATGCAGGAACCACAGGCTTACCTGCGGGGAACTGGCCTGAAAAACACTTAGCGCACACACTACACTTCTTGGCGATCTTGTCGAGAGCGGTCATGCAGATGCCGTGCGGCATGATCTGGTGCTCACGAAATGCCTTGAGTCGTTGCGCCCGAACCAAAAACTCTTGAAGGTCGTCATCGTTACGCTTGACCACAAACTCTTTGAACGGAAGGATCTCATTCCACTCCGCGTTCATTTTGCCATAGCCTCGACTGACATACAATACCCGAGCTTCAGTAAGATTGATTTTATCGCGATAAGGATGGTGCGAATGATCCAAAAGAAACAGATAGAGATTGGTACGAAGCCGGTGCTCCGGCAGGGGAGCCACAATTTCATCGAATTCGTTCGGGGCCATGATCTTGACTTCCGTCACGATCAATTGCGGAGCACCAATGTTGAACAGCGCATCAATGCCCCCTTGGATGCCATAGTCTGGGGCCTCAACCACCAGTTGAAGATGCTGCCATGAGTGCTTCTGGGCCGGGGAGCACCAGCCATTGGGCTTGGGCACCATCGTCTTGTGGATGCCACAAAACCGGCAACGCCAATTCCCAATAACCGCATCACCCGCCCACTCCTCCACGAGCAAACGTTCTGTGGCTGAGCCCAGCGAGTAGGTGACCGCAAGGGCTGTGGACAGCATCTGCGGGGCGGGATCCTTATCCAACAAATCAAAGAACGCCCATTTGCGTGGGCAGAAATCACTCTTTGTCACATCAGAGGCATGGAGCGTCTTCATGGACCGGCTAGGCTCCATGCCCCCGAGCGTCTGCTTCAACGCGCCAATGATGGACTGCTTGGGCTTCTTCGCCTGATGGATCGCGTTACGGAGCCACGACGTCATGAGTCTATCCCGTCAATCCACCACACATGACCACCACCAAGACACCGAAACTTATGGTCTTCATACGCGCCATCATTCGACTCCCATGTTTGCATTTGTACGGGATGTCCACAGGGTAGATTACTGAGAGGCACAATATGATGACAACGCTCTGGCACATCTTTCCACTCATCAAATGTGCCTTCACTTTCCTTCATTGGACGGAAGTGAGTCATTCGACAATTCCTCAAAAACCGCGAGGGGTACCACCACCCACTCCGCATACTGTCGCAAGCGAGGTTTGCCTTGGTTGTCCACGAAGGACAGGACCACTACAGGGTATTGCCCATGCTCCAAGGCTTCTTGTGTAATCTTCACCAGCCATGCCAGTTCAATCGCCATGGTCTGGGTGGTCGTGCTTTTCATCTCCATCCGAACGCCTGTACGACTGGCATCGGACTTGGCTCCTGCCATCGCTCCGGAATTCGGATGGAGACGTGCCTTCATCTGCTTGGCTACGCGGTTTTCGGACTTCTTGCCATGCGCGTTCTTCCCCGCCTTGGCCAACCGATCAAGGTAGGGATTGCTCAATCAGATTCCCTGATACCACTATCAATAGTGGCCTTACGGGCATCCTCACGAGTTTTCTGAGCGGGCTTCTCCACCACCACTTCAGGATGCCCAAGAGGATGAGGGCTCTCAGAGGCTTTGGACTCGGACTCGGTGGTTACTTCGTTCGCCGTGTCAGTCGGGGTGCCGGTCGGGTTCTGTGCGGGTTTCTTCTCGTCCATGGGTCTGCTCCTCGCAATAGGGACAATCACATTCTTCGGGACGGAGATGGTTCAATTCTCGTGAGGGATAAGCGTCCAACACCTTCCAGCCACGAGGACACATGCATCCTCTACCACAGCGTGGGCACATATGGACTCGTCTACGACTCATGATGGGTCTACTTCACTTTCGGGGTCATTGAACACGACAGCCTTGATCGCCCACATGGCGGTCTGTTCGTTGTTAGTGATAGCGATGGACTGGTGACGACTTGCTGGGCAAACTTCGCGAATCAGTTTCTCTCCCTCTGAGAAGTGCTCCCGAAGGCGATTGATCGCACTGAGCCCAGCGGGACTGGGCTTGTGATAGGCGTACGGCTTATCAATCATCGTCATCATCCTCTGCAATTGACTGCACGGTGACAGGCGTCCCGGGCGGCACGTCCTTGGGTGAGTAATCCGCTTCTTCCACCAACAACAACTTGTCCTTGTACTGCTCCAACACCATGGCTTGGAGTTGCGACTGGAACACCTTGTCCTTGTAATACTTATCCGAAACAGCACTCAATGTCGCAAACCACATTGGGTCGGAGCTAACCTCGACTCCATGCACCATCCACCCGCCTTGGCTCCCCTTCGCCTTCTCCAAGAGTCCAAAGGATTGCAGATGACCCTTCACCATCTGAAAACTCTCTGTTTCGCCCACTTCTAAATCATCATGGGCATGGACACAGAGCTTGAAGTCAAAGGCGACCGCTCGCACGGGCACCTTGGCCTTCTTGATGGTCACCCCGGTGTCTTTGAACATTAGGGTGTTAGAAGCTTTATCGATGATGTTGGAGGCTCTGAAGCGCACTCGGAGGCTGGACAGAAACTTCTGAGCCTCACCCCCCGGCATCGTCTCCGGATCCCCAAACTTGACGCCGGGATTGTAGCGCGTCTGATTGATGAGGATGACACAGGGATCATGGTCCCGCTTCTGCTCCTCGCAGAATGCCACCATGAGTTTGTTCACCATGCGCTTGATAAGGAGGGCCGATGTGCCAATGTCGTAGTTCTCAACGCTTTGGGCTATCTCCTTGGAAGCGATGAGTCCAGCCATTGAATCCACCACCAGAATAGCCACATCATCAGCCCTAACGAGAGAATCAGTGAGATCAATGGCTTCTTCGCCATAGCCTGCTTGCACCACCAGTAACTCTGCGGTGTTGACACCCATGCGTTCGGCCCAAATGGGATCGAAGCTCTGCTCAATGTTAACCCAGACGGCTTTGTTACAGGGTGGGGGTTGCTTCTGGGCACTAGCAACAGCACGAAGGGCCACGTTGGTCTTGTTGCTGGACTCCGGCCCATACACGATGCTGTAGCGACCACAGGGGAATCCCCCGCCCGTATAGAAGTCGAATTCGAAGATGCCCGTAGGGAGACGACGAACAATGGGGATCTTATTCCCGGCGACAATGACTTTTTCGCCTTTGTCTTTACGAATACTCGCAAGAACCGTATCCAACGAGCCACCAAGAAGCCGTGGTTCAGTTTTCTTCTTGAGCGAAGGACTGCTGGCCACCACAACGTCTTCTTCTATCGTGGGCACCACCTTGGGTGTTGCTTTGAGGGTCAGGGCCATGATTACTCCTTGGCAGCTTTCACGGCCTCTTCAATCTTCTCGGATACCCACTCGGTGGCGTATTCATACGCCTCATCCAGCGTTTCCTTGGTGCAGGGCACGGTGATGGTCACCCCCACTCGGGCAGTTTCGTAGTTCCCGAGATTGATCACCCGTCCACCTTCAACTGTGATGGACATACCATTGGTGTACACCCCGGGGTGAAGGGTCTGTGACTCCGGCGTAGACTCGGCAATCACCTTGCCCGAGACAACTTTAGAGGTGATGGCCATGCCGGTAATGGGCTCCGTTTTGAGATGTGTACCGTAGTCCACTCCGAGAGTAGTCTTAGAAAGAGACGAAACATCTTCGTATCCAGACACAAATTTCAGCGGCATTTCCTTCCACTCCTTGGACAACGATAATTGGGTGAGGCCCGGATTTTGACCGTCCACGTCGGCAAGAACGCTTTCAGTCTCCCGATTTGCCCCACCCAACCTTGTTACGCCCAGTTCGCATACACCAGTCCAATCACCCCCTCTAGGGCGGGCTTCTTGGACTCGGTGACTCGGCCCCCATGCTCAAAGAAAAACAGTTGGAGCTTCTTCAGTAATTCCACCTGTTCATGGCTGAACCACAGACGGCCATCTCGACGGAAGGGTTCAGGGAAATAGTTCTTCCGTCGCCATTCGCGAAGCACCCACACGGTGATATTCAGCGCCTGTGCGGCATCGCTGAAGGAGATGGTGGGACCATCCACAATCACCGTTTCCTGCTTCTTGTTCTCCCGCTGCTGGCGGCTTCGCGCCAAGGCGGCAGACCGATAGGCCGGATCTTCCCGATACCGCTTCGCTCGCTTGCTCGACAACCGGGCGCGGTTCTCCGCATACCATGCGTCCCAACTGAATTTCTTGCTCTGTGGGGACTCTTCCGTTTTGTGAAAAATCAACATACCAACCATCTCCCTACACCTTGACCACTTCGGCTCCGATTCCATAGTATTGCTTGAGCCGTGCATGGTGAAATCCTTGAAAGATGGCGTCTCGGTCTACTAAGTCCAGAATCACCGGCTGCTTCTTTCCCTCGACAGTCCGTAGGATGCGTCCTATCGTCTGTTTGATATCAGCCCGTGGAGTCGCCATCACCAGCGTATCCCATTGAGGGACATCCGTGCCCGTTGAGCACATTTGGTAGGTGCCGAGCACCACTCGTCGCTGCTTCGTGTGCGACAACTCTATCTTGGACATACCGCCCACATAGTACCCTATATCTTGTCCCGGGATCCCTTCGTTTGTCAAGATCTGAAACAGGCGGTTCAGATGGTTCTCTCGCAAGTCAGACACCACCAATGTCATGCGTCCACTCTTGTAGGACTGCAAGACGAAATTCGCAATCTCCATGTTCCGGGTATTGGAGGCCGCAATGGCTTTGGTGACCGTCATCATGCGACCCGGCTTGTAGGGAATGGGGACTTGCTCCCATGAATCCCCCACGAGTTTACGCCGGGTGGGAATGCACCATCCGGTCTGACGCACCAGCACCTTCGGCTTCGTTTCAAGGATCTTCCCCTTCGACATGATGGGGCCGATATGCCAGTGCAAAAGTTGCGTCTTCCCATCCTTGCGAGTCGGGGTGGCACTGAAGCCGAGACGATACTTCGCGGGGAACGTCTGACAGACGCGAATGAAACAATCAGCGGCCATGGAGTGGACTTCATCCAAGAGCATCAGGCCGAAAGAGCGAACCATGTCAGGCGGATACTTCCCCTCGATCATCAGCGATTGCACCATCCCCAGCACAAATCGCTTGCCTTCCCACTCACAGATCTCGCCTTGCACTCTCCCGATCATGGAGGGAGGAATCTTCAGGATCTTGGTCAGAGAGTCATACCACTGATGCATCAAGTCTTCTTTGGTCACCACGATGAGCGTGGGTTGACCGAAGCTGGCCGCGATATACCCACCGACGACGGTCTTGCCCCAGCCTGTAGGGGCATCGAAAATGTGACTACGTTCGTGTTGGAGGGCCTTGAGAGAGGCAAGGGCGAGCTTGGCCTGCTCCTCGTTACGGGGCGTGAAATGGCACGGTACGGGCTTGGGAACATACGCTGTCCGGTAGTCGGAGGGTGGAGGGGCGTAGGGCACACTCTCTCGGGGCACCAGTAAGGTGTTACCCACCTTGATGGACCCGACCACCGTGTCACCATACGTTGATTCAAAGGTATAGAAATGCTCTAGCGCCTCGGAATACGGATAGCGCGACATGGCCGCTGTCAGCACCGGTAATTGTGTCGTTACAAACCCCATACTACATCACCGCTCCATCGGTGGTTCAAGAGGGTGCATCAAGACTAAGATCACGCGGACCAGACGCAACCTTTGGCATCTGACACACCCCCTTGAATATCGTCTTACAGATCCTTGCTATAGTCTACCGGCGTGCCGGGGGTGCTGCCCCCGCCCTTAAAAGGGATATCGGGATCAGACACCTCTGCTTTCGATGCCGACGATACCAGCTTCCGCAAATCACTCCCGTTGCGGAACACAATCTCCGCTTCATAGTCTGCCGGGGTGAAGTTGGTCACCGTGATCTTGGTGTTGGTCTTGGGATCGATCTTCTCGACCGTGTACAGCTTCTGAAGGTCTGCGATCTCGTGCTTCTCCACGAAGTCGAACATGCTGCCCACGGAGGCCGACATATCCCCGACCCGGGAGGCGTCGAAGGTGCAACCCGCAAGGCCCTTCCGCTTGATGGCGTGCTTGTTCAGCAGTTCGAACGTCTGGGTCTTGGCTACCAGCAACTTCTTCTGGTCCTTCCAGACCTTCGTCTTGTCCTTGCTCTGAATCTGACGATGATCGATGATGGTGAACAGGGCAATCAACGCGGGACGATCACCCGATTCACAGATGGGGCACTTGTCGTCCAACTCAGGCGACGTCTTCTCGGGGCACACGAAGAAATTGCCCCACTGCCCATGGAGAAATAGGTTGTGCTCGTAATACCGGGGTGGAGTCAACACCCCATCCGGCCCGAGATCCCCATCAATGAACGTGATCCGTGCCTCTTCTTTCTCCTTCATCCAGAAGCGGAACATCTTGCCTTGCTCTTGTTTCCGCTGTTCGGCCTCGGCTGCGGCTCGTTGAGCCAATTTGGCGCTTTCTGCGCCAGTCTTGAGGAATTTGAACGCCATTCGCTCTCCTTGTGGTCCTTACACTAGACCCTTGCACATGGTAACACGGGGACAACGGTTTGTCAACTACCTAGTCATTGCACTCAATTGCATAGTCGATTCGGTCCTTCAGATAGGCCACCCCACAGTCATCGGGATCTTTCGCCCCCTCATCAATCCAAATATACCGATACTCCAATCCTAGCTGCCGACAGTGCTTGGCATACACCAGCGTGCTTTGATATCCGGCCTCGTCACGATCTGGGATATGGATCACCCGACCACAATCTCCAAGCTTCCTCATCTTCTCGATAGTGGGTTTCGCTGTGAGAGCCGCCACCGTCTTCGGAAAGGCTTGCGCGGTCTTCCACAAATCGAACTGGCCTTCGACCACCACCACTGGCCCATCATGGTTCAGCACCTGTTCGCCATACCACACGAGACGTGCATTGTTCACCCCTTGGAACGTGTAGTCATGGTGCTTGTGCGGGGCGTCATCATGGATAGACCGACCTCGGGCACCTGCCAAACGTCCAAACACATCCCAATAGGGACACACGATCATCTGCCGCTTGGGATCATATCGAAGGTTATACACCTCCAACGTTGTAGGACTGATACCCCTCGATGCCAGATAGACAGCGGCCTCGGCCACCCAAAAGGCCCGTTGGAAACTTTCGAGCCAGTACGGAGGCCACTCAATGAAGGGCTGCACCGTCTGAGTAAACTCTCCATAGGGCGGCAAGGGAGTGACATACTCTTCATCCGTCAACAGCGCATGGCACACCGCAAAGTCGTAGTCCGGAGAGTTATGACTGTATAGCTCGATGCACTGCACCAGTTCTTCCGCACTCCCCTGCCGACACGCGAAACACAGGAAGTGACTGCGGCCTCCCGGGGTGATACTCACGCCGAAAGAGGGATTACTATCCTTGTGTCCTTTATGAGTCCAGCGAGCCAAGGGACATGTGGACTCGATCCATCCATTGTCCTTCACTCGTATCTGTGACACGCGGAGTGCCGTCAGAAATGCCACCACTTGCTCAGCCGTCATTGACCTTTCAATGCCTCCTTCACATACTGTAATCGTTTGGTCGCTTCAGAGCGTCCAAAGTTTCCCGCGTAACGGATGGCCATCTCTAGGTGCATGCAGAGGCCACACCATGGACCTTCGCCATTCACCTTGGCCGCTTTAGTGACCACACACTTCACCTTGGATTCTAACTCCATGCAGTCCCACCCCTGCCCGCAGTGCTGACAGAGGTGGGTGTGCTTGGTGCTCTTAGGCTTGTGAATCAGCGCCATCGTCAGGGATGAAGTTGTCGTCAAAATACTTCTTCGACACCAGCCACTGATCCGTATGGTTCTCTGGGTTACGGGCGATCATATCACCTTCCTTCGGAGAACCGTTTGCCGCATCCACATGCGACACACTGGTGCCTGTCATGTCTTCGCCCACCACGTACGGACGAAGCTCGCCACCCTTTTTGTGATACTTCTTGAATTCGTCTGCCATGTCCACTCCTTGGTTACAACCACGTCTCAACAATCACAGGGTCATCTAACTCCTCTCTCGGGAAACAGATGGTCCCGACTGGCACTTGTTCTCGGGCTTCAGCGAGGGAGTCGCACACACACGCACACAGATGCCAGACAAGTCCGTCATCCGTCACGTCCCACTGACGAATGACGTAGTGGTTGGGGAAATCGAGTGGACGACAGTAAATCGTCCACCCACACATTCTCTCGTCGTCTGCCATTCAACTCTTGAATATTTGGTAGCCGGGGAAACAGTATTGGATCACCACGAGCACGACCAGCAACACGATCAACGCATACACCACCCCACCATAGGGGGCGAATCCAGCCCACGCTGGTAAGGCCAGCACGGCTCGGACCACTCCCATAAACGCGGCGGCGACGATGAGCGCGATGATCAAACAGATGACCAAGCTAATCATGGGTTCTCCTTGGGTTATAGCACAAGAGGAGCGTAGACACCTTGGAAAATGCTACATGATCCCATGGCCAAGACAGGACCACGCGCAAAGGGTCTACGCCCCACTCGTGCTATACCTTCCGTACTGCTCGTAGTGTACGCCCTCCCGGCTTTTCGATCAAATAATGTTTTAGCTCAAATTCGGAGAGTAATTTTCGCAGAGGGGTAATCGCCACATCAATCACTGACGCTGTGGCCGCTGGCCCAAACTTCTCCAACAGGTCATGGAGCAATTCCAGTGGGGCTGTGACTTCGGCTACCTTGGTGCGCTCGGAGAATTCAATCTCTCCCTCGGGACTCGTGAAGATGGCAGGCTTCGTCTCGTCCATCTCTCGTTGGCAATTGATTGCAACTGCTTGCGGAGATCATCCATGCGCTTGGTGAGACTCTTGACTTCGAAGTAGACGAATTTTCGATGAAGCTCGATGTATTCCGACACCAACGTTTCCACAGCGGTAGGATCCGCAGACGGCTGCACGAGAGGAATCACCGGGACGACTGCTACCGGTGGGGTCTTCACCACCATGATCAAGGCCATGCATCCACTCCCTTGGAGAGGAGGGGGATCCGAAGATCCCCCTGTGACGTTAGGTGCGTCGGCGTCGTGCGGCTCGGGCGATAGCGAGGAGGCCCGTCCCAAGGAGCACCATCGAGGTCGGTTCAGGGACCGGCGTGGGCGGAGGTTCGTCATCGGGCGGCGGGACGTTGACCCCGCGAATCAGGAACGCCTGATCCGGACCATCGTTGGCCAGCGGCATGATCGCGTGAAACTGCACCCGGTCGGTCAAGGCAAATCCCGACAGGTTGAACCCAGTCAGAATGTAGTCGGCAAAGCCGTTGCCTGCATTACCCGCTGGGGTCGGTGGCACCGCCGTAGGTCCGACGAACAGATCCACGACGTTACCGTTGACGGTCATGGCGAACAAGCCCAACACCTGATCAGCCTGTCCCTGCGCCTGTGAAAAGTCAAGGCCGATGCGAAACTGATCTCCAAACAGGAGCCGAATCGCCGCTACGGAGTACTCCGGCGACGTCAGATCCCACGAGATGTTCTCCCCGACGTTACCCGTTGGCGTGGGCGTAAAATCGGGGATCTCCACCGTGCGCCGTGAGTTGCAATCGTTCCCGCCCACCACACACGGATTGTTGGTCTGTTGCTGCAACGGATCGTTGACGGCAACGGCTGACAGTGTAATCAACGCGGCCTGTGCGGGTGCAGCCCACAACACCCCCACCATCACCAATCCCCACAATAGTCGTCGCATGACGCTTTCTCCTCGTTCTTACCGCTTGTTTCTGGTCAATCCCACTACGAAGTGGGAGACAGATCATACAGAAGAGGTTCAACTTTGTCAAGGGGTATTAATTGTCTAATTTCCACACTGAGTTACCGGGCTTTCCACAAATGTCCACCATCTGAATTGTGGCTCCGTAAGGGACGCTTGACCGTCGCTAGGCGAACAATGCGACAACGACGTTCCAAGTCCATATACACTGGCCCAAAGGCACGATCATCATGTGGGATAATCCCGGCCTTTTTACACGCCAGCGTCAATTCTTCACTCGTCGCTGGGCCATGTTGTTGGAGATATTGCAACACATACACCCGCGCTTTTAACAAAAAGCTCGGTACCTTCGTCTCGACGGACGCCTGTATTTGTGCAATGGCTGGATGAAGTTTCAAACCCATTGGAGGTTGATCCCTTCCACGACCTTCGTGGGCTCTAAGGGTGGATCCGTTTGATGGAAGGTCATCAGGATGAAATCCCATGCGATGGAGAACTGTCCCACTTCACCATTACGGCCCTTCATCACTTGGACCTTGCGGGACTTCATGGTTTCCACCGAATCTTCTTGGAACAGGGACAAGGCAATACTACTGATCTGCCCGATGGCATCCGAATAACCGATGTCTTCCAAGTCCCCCTGCTCCCCTTTGTTCTTCTTCTGCTTCTTACTGGCTTCGCGGTTGAACTGCCAGCTACACACCGAGATCATCTCTTGGTCCGTGCAGGCGCGTTTGATTAGCTCGACGTTCTCTGCCGCTCGGGTGTAGCGGTCCAACCGGGAATTGTTGTGGCGTAAGAGATAGGCCCCATCAATCATGACGATGCGACACTCTAACATCTCCGCGAGTGCGAACAAGTCCTCGACGTTGGACGTGAGGTTGCCATCCACCACATAGAGTTTGGCCTTTTCAAACGTCAATCCTTTCAGTCCTGCCCCAAACTTGGTCAAGGTGCTAGAACTGAAGCCGCTCATCTTCAACTGCTTGATGTTCTGATGGGTATACAGAGCCGTAATGCGCTGGATGATCGGGAGGACCATCATCTCCATCGAGACATACAGCACGTTCATCTTGCGCTCGGTCCAGTTGTGTAAGGCCGTCCACAAGGTGAGCCATGTCTTACCCACGGCGGGGCGACCCACGAACGAGATGACATCTCCCGGCATGATGCCCCCGGATTGGGTGTCCAGATAGGGCCAGCCGAACATAGCGATAGACTCAGAGAGCGTGGACTGGTAGTAGGCTTGCATCACCAGTGACGCCCCTTCCTTCCCGACGTCTACAATGCGGAGGCGATACTTCTGCTCAGTAATGGTCCGGATGGCTTTCCGTAAGATCTCCACCGACTGCTCATGGGCATTCGGCGCGTGCTTCAGGAGCGTTTGAGAATCGACGTTGGCTTTGTTCAGCACGTCATAGAAGTATTGCTGCTCCAACAACGCGAGGTAATACTTGGAAGGCTCGGGAATCTCCACCGGAGCCAGATCTGGAAATTGCGCGTGCAACGTCTCCAACTGCGGGAGCACATGGAACTGTTTCAGGTGCTGGGCCACCCAATCATACATAGGTTGTTCATAGGGTTTGAACAGCACCATCGAGAGCTTGGCTTTGTGCCATGTCAGGGCGTTCTGCTCCTGACACAGCCGTTTCAGGACTTTCACGCCGAGTGCGTAAGACATTTTAAGTCTTTACCCACTGATTAGTGCCGACAACCGCAGGAGTAGTGAGTGTGCGTTCAACGCTCCACCCTTGATAACTCAACCGATGACGAAGTGTTTCTCGATGCACACCAATCTCCTCTGCCCATGCAGGCAAAGATTGTGTTTTTCCATTAAATTTCAGCATACGAGTATTAGATCTGTTTCGTTGTTGTTCGGATCGTGTGGCCCATTTACAATTCCCCGGCTCATACCCTTTTGTGTTGTCGATACGCTCTAACGTAGTTTCTTTGGGACGTTCACCCATGTCCTCTAGAAAATTCGTAAACACTAACCATCGATCACACATCCCCAGTTGGGCATAACGTAATCGCCACTTACATCGGACTTTCATCGATGCCCATGATTTATAAGTTGACGTGTAAGACATACCATGTCTTGATGCGTGCTCTGACGCATAGGCCATTACACCTCCACTTGGACAAAGCGGCTGAGGAAATCACGAAAGGGTTCGCCATACAGGCGCACCAGTCCTTCCATATTCTCGATGTAGACCACCGTGGGCTTGTTGCGGATGGACCGCTCCAAGAGCAAGTCATACATGACCTGCACCCGCCATGCAGGGACGTTCTTGCCCATGGCGGTCATGAACAGATTGGGGATCAGCAACACGGTGGGGGAGGGGACGCTCCCATTCGTGTAGTCCAACAGCGTGTTCAGAGGAATGACGCGAGCATCCACGAAGTTACGGACCAGTGCCGCCGCGATGGACTGGCACCGGGTATCGGGACGCTTGATGCCCAACAGGACGAGCCCGGGCACCCCCTCTTTCTTGAAGGTCCAAAATTTCTTCACCCACTCCACTTCCAACGGTCCACAGTAGGTCGTCATCGATTCATAGAGGAAGTGCCCTTGGATCCCAGCGATGGTACACACCCGCTCAAAATCCGCAATGATGCGCGAGTGTTCCTTGGCGTCCAACAATCCTTGTGTCATCACCGTACTCCTTACGGAGATTCGAAGCTCCCTTGTGGGGGTGTGAGATCGGCCATGAACTGGTCAAACTCCGCTTGTGTCATCTGATGAGGCGTCTCATCAGGTGCAACCAATTGCATGGGGGGCGTCACCTCGGGGGAGGGGGGTGGCGTCATGACCTGTAGCAGGGACTTCTCTAGCAATTCCACGGCCACATGGTGATGGGCTAAGAGGTAGCCGGTATGTGGTTCCTCGGGCCAACTCCCATGCCCTGCTCGGAACCCTGCGGTGCTCGCAAACTGCCACCAATGCTCAATAGCATAGGTGAGGACCGGGCGTACCGCGATGCCCGCGTCACCCAACTTCTTGGACAACAGCTTCAACTGTCCGGTTTCCTTGGCGGTCAGGGCTTTCTGAAAGCCTTCCTTCACCAGCGCACACCGGGACTTCCAGAAGCTCGGCAGACTCCCCTCGACTGCCGCCGTGTGTGCCTTCAGGGCGTCTGCTGCTTTCATAAACCCCCCTACCCTGAGTGTACCAGTTTCCGCTACCTCAGCCGTAGCTATATTTTCTTCTCTCTCTGTCTCTACTGTTTCTATTGTCTTTACTGTCTTGTTCTTCTCTTCTCTCTCCCCCGAGATCACTTCTGGATCTCTCTCCGTCGCTCTTGTGTTTACACAAAGAACTTCTTTATCTTCTCTCTCTGCTTGTACTCTCTGTACACGGGTACGGTCCTTGGGGGACCATTGCTCTGGTCCGTGGAGGACTTTACTCGGGCGGTCAGGGATGTCGGCGGCACGAATGCGGTCCAGACAGAGCCTCACATGGGTCTGGGTGAGACGTTGGAACTGCATTCGGCGCACTTCCACGATCCCCTTGTTCTTGAGGATGGTGATCGCCCGTTTGTACTGCTTCAGGGTGAGCCCTGTCTCCGCCATCCACTGGACTCGCGTCTTGGCGATGTAGCGGTGTCCGTCCTCCCGGCACAGGATGCCCCCCTTGAGCTTCCCAGTGGCGTCAGGAAGGGACCAGAAGACAATCTGGGCCAGTAGGGTGCCGGTCACCACGTCCCCCGCCAAGACGATACAGTCCAGTCGCCCGGGATACCATGCGTGTTCCACCATGGGTTTCTCCATCCGTACCAGACACAAGGCCATGATTGCTCCATGGACGAAAAGCCCTCTGGGGGGTGAGCCCAGAGAGCCATTGTGCAACTGATTGCAAAGTGCCGGGTAAAGGCATTCCCCAGCTTGAGGATTTCAACCAACTGGATACAGACCTTACAGCCCGTATCCACGTTCCTCTTTCCCCGTGATCAATGGGGCAGGCTTAGAGACGCATCAAGGTGGCGAACCACGATGATCAGCGCCCACAACACTTCTTCCTGTTTCCGATCCGTTGGAGAAGCCAGAATTCTTCTGGCCTCTTCCAACGTCATGGTCGAGTACATCTACGCGGCTACACCGATCCGCTTGTGCAAGTAGTCGAACGCCTTGATGAGCGGAGCCGCTGTCACGGTCATGAACCGATCCAGCAACGCCCGCATCCGTGACTTGGGCTTCGCTTCCGCTGCCAACCGCCCCAGAATCTGGTCCAGACTTTCCCGATTGACCATCATCCGTTCGTAGAGGTTCTGGCTCCGTCGATCCAGATAGCTCGTGGCTCCGAGACTCGCCAGTTCTTCCCGCGTCTTGCCCCAGTAGGCCATCGTCGGGTAGAACTTGATCTTGTACTCGTTGCTACCGAACTGACGGACGGCCACGATGCCTTCATCGCTCTTGACCGCTGCCACCAGATACGTGTTGCTCGTGGAGAGCCCGTGCATCACGCGCAGCAACTCGATGCCCTTCTGACCGTGGACACCCACCGTCGCCAAGTCCAGCCGCACGCGATGGCCGTTGACACGCGGGGCCACCTTATCCAGTTCCGGATCCTCGGCTTCGTCCGTCACCTGTGCTACGGACTCTTCGACCATCTGATCATCCACGTCGGCAATCGCCACCTTGGCCTTCTTGACGCGGGCCTTGATGGTGGACCGGACCAGCGGAGCAAGGCCCTTGGCCATTTCCTTGGCCTTCCGCTCGGACAGACCCAGCTTGATCAGCTTGGCTTCCAGTTTCCCCGTGACCGTGCCTGACACCTTCTGTCGGGCCGCTGTGGGGGCGAGGCCCTTGGCGACTTCCTTTGCCTTCCGCTGGGTCATCCCCAGCTTCACGAGCCGGTCCAGCAGGCGTTCCGCCAATGGCGGTTTCTGCTTCATGAGATACACTCCCTTGCTTGAATGAGATGGGGCCGAAGCCCCACCGAGATTAGTTCAACCACTCCGGATCGTCGTCCTTGTCTTCCTCATCACCATCATCGTCCGACTCTTCGTCGGGCTCCGGCTTCTGCACGAGCTTCAGTGCCGCCTTCTGCTCCTCGGGGGCCGCGAGATCCGGAAACACGTACGCCAGCGTGATATTACCCGTTGACGGCGCGAACATGGCGCGGATGGTGGCCCGCAGATTCGGCACGGTAAGCGTGAAGCCTTCCGCCGCAATCTGTTCCCCGATCCATGCAGCCAACGGAGCCCATGCACCCAGCTTCTCCGCGAACAGTGCCACTTCGTAGTGGTTGATCGCCGGGGAGAACACGGGGATGGCGACCTTGTTCAGTCGGATACCCTTGAAGACTTCGGTAGAGTCCGTCTTCGTGGCCGGGATCACAAACCTCGCAGGCTCACGATACGTGAGGTGCTTGTAGTTCTTGGGATCGACGCCTTTGCCATGCACCACGAAGCGCACGATGAAGCACCCAACGTTGGACGGATGGGGCGCATACTGCACCGCAATCCCCAGATGCTCCTCATTGCGAATCGCCACGTCGGTGTAGGTGTTCCCGCTCTGGCCCCTATAGCGTAACGGGGTTGTCGTTTCGGTTTCGGTCAAGATTTCCACTCCTTGGACAGGGGCCACTTTCGACCCGGATTCCACTGTAACACGGGAGGTTTCCGTTTGTCAAGCACTCTCTTTGGCGAGCCAATTCTGGGCCTTTACAAGGTCATAAATCATTACTCGCACTTCCGAGTGAGCATACGTGCCCTTGTCCGCTCGCTCCAACATCTCTCGCATCACCTTCACGCGCTTCACGGAAGGAGGTGTCTGGGTCACTGACTCATACACCTTCAGGGCAAAGGCCCGGGCGGCAGTCAACGACAGCCGTTCTAGCTGAAGCACCTTGTCCAGCCGTTCCGCACGATACAACTCTTTGGGGATGCTTGGCAAGTGATTTGTGGTCATCACCGTGAGCACGCGAGAGGTATGGTGCTGAAGCCACCAGAGTATCTGACTCAAGATCCGTTGGGTCGTGCCTTCATCTCCGTTGGTGACGAATAACTTTTCCACTTCATCCAGCAACCAGACACACGGGGCGTGCTGCTCGATGACGGCGAGGTTACGAGCAATGCGACTCTCAGACTCCCCCAGATACCGGTTCAGGCTCGTGGACACGTCCAGCCGGAGCAAGGGGACGTCCCAATGCTTGGCAAGGACTCGTGCCGCCATGGTCTTGCCAGTCCCCGGATCTCCGGCCAACAGGAGGCCACGGGGCATCAATTGCTGAGGTGTATTCTGGTCCAGAAAATACGTGTTGTTCAGATCCAGCCATTCCTGAAGCGGCTTGGGCCACTCGTAGAAATCATAGTCTGTCTCCAAGACTTCCAGACCGGGGGTCGCTCCCCCCATCATCTGACGTGTCTTCCGGACTTCATGCGGTGCAATCGATTGCGTCCGCGCCATGGTCAACTGAACGACTTCTTGAGCCGTTTTCAGGGACAGGCCCTTCAACTGTTGCACAAGGGGCTCGATCTGGTCCTCGGAGACAAATTCCTTCAGAAAATTCCGGTGAAACTCGGACGGCACCACCAGTGTGCCCGTATCATAGACAAGGAGGTTGGACTTCTCCGGATTAATGACGACACAGGTCGCTGTGGTCGTACAGAGCTTGCGGTAGACGTCTGTGGTGATCTGTGCGGGGTCTTCGGTCCACCACAGGTACGCATCCCCTATCGGGGCGGCTTTCGCCGTGGGGAGGGGCTGCACCGCTTTCCCCGTTATCCACTGCAATACCGCTTTCACATGAACCGGATCATCCGTGTGGATGCTGACGAACGGGAGATGTGCCCTAAATGCCGTATCGAAGCTAATCACGTCTGCGCCCACTCCATTGACCCAACCAGTCTACCTCATCCTGAAAGGGCGTGTCAACTCCTAGTCGAACCAGAGGCGTCCACGGACGAACAGGTACTGCTCGGCGTGTCGCTTCTCCCATGCGCGTGTCTGCACCCGGCCTTGCACGTAGCAGAAAATGTTGAATTCTGCTGCCGCCACTTGGAACATGCCCTTGTTCAGGGCTGAGATGAGAAAGCTCCGTTCAAAGGGGATGGCTGACGACGTGAGGCCCGCCACCAGATCAGACGCCAGACACAGGAGGGCATCTCGTTGATGGGACTGAAGCGGACGTACCACGATTTCCGACACCATCTTGTCGGCTTGCTCTAGTTGGAGCCGGAGATCCCCATCTGACCGTTCAGAGGGAGGATAGAAATACCGCGTCAGAATAAGGCAGTTCTGGGGTGGTTCGTAATCGGTAAAGGTTGGTTGAGGCTGAGCCATGGCACTCCTTTGCGTGCAACTGATTGCAATTATTCGATCCAGAGGGTGCCGCCCATCTCACCCATCCAGATGGTGTTGGCAATGCCACTGGGTGGAGCCACTTCAGGCGCATACTGAAGGGTTTCTACAACTACTTGTGAGAGCCGTCCTGCGGGCACAGGAAGAGACAATGTTTCCACCACCAGTTGAGACAGCCGCCCGGGTGGAAGTACCAGTGACAGAACCTCAACCACCACCTGAGACAATCGAGCGGGTGGGGTGGGGAGGCTGAGCGTTTCGACAACATACTGGGTCAGCCACGACTTCGCGGCTCCGGAATCCTTCAGTAGTTCGACCACCAGTTGGGTGGTTCGGAGAGGAGCGAGCCCCTGTGACAGTAGCTCTACGACATGCTGGGTGACTCGTGAAACAGGGATAGGCGCATAGACCACTTCTACCACCTCTTGGGTGATATGTAGTGGCCCCGGCAGGTAGAGAATTTCAATCGCAACTTGCGACAGCTTCGCCGGTACCGGCGTGTCCGGTAGAACGAGGATTTCTATCGCAACTTGAGAAAGTCGGTTCGACAACGGACTACGCCGTCACCTTCATCCCGGCTTGTATCGCCGTCAAATCAGCAAGCGTCCACTCCGTAGGTGTACCTCCCGGTTTTTGCGGCCAAAGTTGTGGGTAAATCATAAACGTCGTGGTAGGAGCCACATTAGCTCCATCAACATCAGCACCATCCACTCTCACCACTGGGCACACTTGACGTGCTGCCGCATCAGACTTCGCAACATATAAATTCGTCTGAATCCCTAAAATGGTGCCACTAATCGTGGGGGTGGGAAAATTATAGGTATCTTTCAGTCCGACAGTGGCTCCGCTATTGTAATCGGTGGTGTTTGCGGGCGTTTCATCCACCAGTGCGCCTCGATCTGTCCCTGTTGAAGGGGACAGTCCGACATTCGCTCCAACTCCACCAATGGCATCCGTCTGTGGATAGATAGTTTCGATTTTTACAGGACCAAGAAACGTATTCTTGGGAGCCGCCCCACTGTGGTCACACACATACACATCATCGAAATACCCGTTCCATTGCTCCACGACACTGAGTACTCCTACGCGATCCCATTGACCGGTTCCCCCATTACGAGTTGCAACAGGACCAGCATTGGTGAGGAGCGGGACCGTCAGTCCATCCACTCGCACCTCATAAGATCCATTCACACTGTCAATGACCCCTTTGAATTCTACATACGACCATGCATTCACGGGAAGAGGAACAACCCCCGTCGCAAGCACCGTCGCTCCGGTTTTGACCTGTAACACATTCCCCGTGGTAAACACACACGACATGTGCTGGATAGACACTCCTTCTCGGATACGAATAAATTCATTCGGCCCAGTAGCGGCTATGGTAGGGTTGACCGCCATCCCGACGACAAATCCATTGCCACTCACAGGCAACGGAGGGGTTCGAAGGTCATCAGCAACACCCGCATAATAGGTGGCCGCACTCCGGGGGCCTGTCCGAGCCGTGGTTTGTATTTGAGAAGAATTTCCCCCCGTACTCGCGGAAAACCATTTTCCAGAAAGATACAGATAACTCGTGTAATGATCGAATCCATCCATGAACAACAACGCCATGTGCTTCTCCGATCAAATCCGTTTGTACCCAAACTCAGCCGCGTTGAAATCCGCTTCGGTCCACTGAGCCGACGTGCCGGGATTCACCTGATTGATTTGAAGACCATACCCGTACGTGGTGCTCGGGCTCAACGTCGCTCCCGGGTAATGCACATTACTATGGCGAATGATGGGGGCTGCACTCCCTGATCCTGCGTCGGTCTTCTTAAGAGCAATACACTGCTGCACTCCGAAGATGATGGCTCCAACGGGCGCATCAGGAACGACGAACGTGTCAATGGCCCCGGAGGTCATACTTTCCACGAAATCCGTATCATCATTCGGCGGTTTTTCATCTACACATTGCCAATTCGCTCCGGCTGATGGACTCCATTGTGTCGTGGTGCCCGGGCCTGTGGGGGAGGAAGCATCTACACGAACATCACCAAGGAACGTATTCCATGGAGCCGCCCCTGCACCATCAAGCACATACAAATCATCATAGTCTAATGATCCTGAAGATCCATTGACCCATGAATTCGTATTCACTTCTGCACTTCCCAAAGCAATCCCGTTCCATGCAGAATTTGCGGTAATTCGTGTATTTTGGTTAGTTAGAGGAGCAAATGCCGTAGCTCCATTCATATGTAATTCGACAGTCCCTAATGCAGGGTCAATTTTTACTTTCAACTCTAAATAAGCAGGAATCCCTGATGCAATACTTCCACTTGACGTGGCAAGAACCGTCCCATTTGCCGTACCTCGCATCACGCTCAACGTGCCATTCGAATTCAATCGTAAGGTCACTTGAGCCGACAATCCCTCACGAATAGAAAGAAGAGGTGCCCCAACAGTTCCAGCCATAGCGGCATTAGAAATTTGAAAAGCCAATCCAATGACACAAGTCGCATCAGCAGAAACAAGAGCCTTCTGAATCGACGCCCCCGCTTGGGTACCAGCAGTGGCTAATACCAAACGAAAACTATTAGAACTGTGTCGTCCCCCGGTCGCAATTGTCGCCGTGATGCCAGTGCCATTGGTCAGAGACGACCATTTCTCTACCACGTCCGCTGTGGTATAGTGATCAAATGAATCCATGAACAGTAACGCCATGTGGGCTACTCCCTCATCACACCGAATTCAGCCGCGTTGAATCCTGCTTCCGTCCATGCCACTCCTGTGCCCGGGTTCGTTTGGAGAGGCATCATACGATACCCATAGGTGGTGCTTGGGCTCTCTATGGCTGCGGTAGGGTAATCCACTCCGGCATGACGCACGACCCCTGTGAGCGGACAACTTCCGGCGTCTTCCTTCCGGAGCAGAAGATTCAATTGCACGCCTTTCAACTGGGCTCCAACCACCGGAAGATCAGGGAGGACATAGGTGTCTGTCGCCCCCGGAGTCACCGACGAAACATAAGTAACGTCTGAGTCACCCACATCCGGATCATCCACCATGAGAGCGTTGTTCGTACCGGAAAGAGGGATCCAATCTGACTTCGCTCCTTCTGCGGTGGGATAGGAGGCATCCACCCTACAATCCCCTAAGAAGTCATTCCACGGCGCACTCCCATTTCCATCGAGCACATAGAGGTCATCGTAATTCCATTCCACGGATCCACCACTCACTGGTCCCACTGAACCCAATCGAATTTCATTCCACAAATTCCCAGTGGATTGGGTGTTTTGGGCCGTGAGACTCAACACTTCAGTCCCATTGAACCGAATTTTCACGATCCCTGTGGTGTTATGGACCGCCACCATGACTTCAATATGGGTATACGATCCCAACGCTAAGGCGGCACTGGTCGTCCCCAATACCGTGCCCGCTGCCGGAGAATTATTACGCACAGGAGAAATGGTGCCATCTGCATTGAGTTTCAACCAGCATTGTGTCACTCCACCATAGCGAATGGCTACAAGACACGGAGCAACCGTCCCCCCCGCCGCAAGAATTTCCGAATACAATCCCTGCGCGATATTCGTAAACGCGGTAACAGGACGAAACGCCATCCCGACAATACAAATATTTGTCGTGGGGCTAAGCGTTTTGTATAACGTTTTGGCAAAATCATTCGCATTTCCACTTGCGGTATTTCCCGCTCGCCATCCTTTGGTAGATCGTCGTCCCACTGTGGCAATCCCACTGTTATCATTGAGGTAAGACGACCCTAGACTCGTCCATTTATCCGTGACCACCGTGCCGTAGTGATCGAAACTATCCATAAAGAGTAATGCCATGTTCGTCTCCTACACTCCGGCTACTAACAAGGGGGCAGTTGCCACCGATGACACGCCAATGAATGCCACAGACAGCGGCTGGACAGGAGCTTCTTCCTTAATTCGGACGTAAAGGGTGGCTCGCGTCAGCGTGGTCACGGTGTTCACATAGAACTGCATCACGTCCCATGGCACGATGAGTCTGGACCATGTAGAGACTCCGGCCTCGGCGCGTGACCCGGATTGTGCGCCACTCAACACAATGGGTGCAGACGCTGAAATCTTATCGGTGGCGATATTCGGAATCGCGGGGGCGGCAGGGGGAGGGGAGGAGTTTTTTTTGATCACGTCCACGGAGAGACTTCCCACGGCATCCGCGATGACACTCCACCCGACAATCTCTCCGTAAAAATCGAGTTGAATCGATCCTTTGTTCCCCGGCACATTATCAAGGGTGACCCCGACTTTGCGATATTTCTGTGTGCCTGCTGATGAGACAACATCACTGATGGAATTGATGGCTTTGTTCGCCAAATCCATCGCATCACCAGCGGTGTCTTGAGCCGCCTTAGTCAGAACCTCGCCCGCTTCTAACCGAGCATCCAACGTCAGGTAGTTCGTACCTAATACCGTACTCTTCCGAGAGGCTTCCGCTTCCACCGTGTCATAGAAAGCCGGGGCGAGACGAATAGGCTGTCCAGAAAACGACGTGCCATCCCACTGGATGGAGTACGCGGCTCCCGAACCAGATGACGTCTCCTGAAGCGTCGGAAACCCTCCCGAGTCCACCACAATGTATTTCGTACCGGGAGTCTGTCCAATAAAATTAAGCGTAACCGGTGTATACGAGGCCACAATCGTTTGTGACGCCGCGAGATACATCCCACCAATACCCACCGAAACTGTGGTGGCCGATTGAACAGGTTTATACGCTGATACACCAATCAACCCATCGGCATTATTGAACACCGACATCAAGAACGCCCCGGTAGACATGGGCGTCCCGGCTCCTACGGCCCCGGCTTGAGCTTGCAACCCGTTAATGGCCGCAGTCAGGGTGGAGACGTTAGAATTCAGCTTGGAGATGTAATCGGTATCGCCGCTGGCGAACGTCCGCAGTTCGATGGACATGGTGCTCCTAGACTACCGACAACAATTCGCCACCACGAAAAACCGCACTGGCACCAAAGGGCAGCACACCAAACGGTTGCATCTCTCCGATCTCAGCCAGCGTCAGCAGCCGAGTATCGACAGACAAGTCTATAATAGTTCCAATCGTCCCCAACCCCAGATTTACCGGGTAGAGTTTATGTGTCCCGGGTTGTTCAATGGAGAATCCCGTAATCTGCCATTGTCCACTTTCATTGCGCTCACAAACAACGGGACTCCCCACATCAGCGTAGATCAAATCCGAATTGTTGCGGGAGATCACCACGTTGTGCATGGTGGTATCGACATGCCCCGGCAGTGAATCATCCAGTTGCCAGTCCTCGGGCGGTTGGCCCGGGAGTCCAGTAATCAGAGAATCATCCGGATCGTAATCCGGATCGTTCTCCATAATGTATTGCCTGATCGCTCCGGTCGGATCCGTGGCTCCAATGTTCACATCACAAGCGTAAGTCACCGAAAGTCCATCAGACACCAAAATTGCAGGACGAGTCAGCGTCACCCCAAACAGTTTCTTGGTGGTGATTTTGATTTCTGCGGAGGCCAGATCAGTCAGCACACCCATGGTGACTCCTAATGACTGCTATACCATGCGCCGGGGGCCGGAGCACTCACGTTGTTCCATGCGGGCACAGGATTCGCCCCACAATGACCTCCGATCACGTCTACGATATAGACATCATGACTGCCTTCGGTCGGTGTTCCGGCTCCGTAGTAAATAGAGATCGCATCCTTACTGCGTTCACTACCCCCACGTTTCCCGTTGTATCCGGCTCGACCACCACTCGCCGCTTGGAGAGCCGCCACCAATCCTTCCATTAAATCCCAGTTGCCTCCGGCATCCTGACATGAATTCGCCACTTCATCGGGATGTGCCGAAAAATAACCTGACACCACACCAGAATAATCAGGGAAGGGAATTGTTGGCGTGCCTCCCCCGGGGGTGGCGGCTCCGACTCCTCCTGTGCTTCCTCCTCCGGAAGGTGGTGGGGTGCCTCCAGTACTCCCGGGCGGAATCGGAATGGGCGTGCCGCCATAGTCATATTCGGGAGGAGACAGTTCAACCGTCTCAGACACAGCGGCTCCGGCAAACGGGGGGATCAGGAATCCTTTGACGTCAAGGGTGGCTTCACTCCCTCGCTCCACGGAGCGACTGAAATCTTCGACAAACAATTGATTCCCATCCACAAATTGAAGAATATCCCCGTATTCAATTCGGGGATCGTCCACCAGTGTGACAGACCACTTATTGACAGATCGGGCTTCATAGATCAGTTCTCGGATGGCGAGGGCTTTGGCATGTTCCTCATTTACTACAAAATCGGATTCAATTTCCTTGGGGTTGTCCACCCACAACGGCACTGAACTGTCAAAAGCTTCAGACGTGTTGCGGGCATGAACCCAATCAAACGGGGTGCCCCAAATCTCGTAGGTGCCTGTGCCGATGGTCATCGCCATCGTGGCCCAGACACCCGTCAACACCGCTTCTAAAATTGATCCAGTAGCTGCCGGAACTGTTCTGAGAACAGTACCCGGAGGAGAGGGAACCGCAGTTACTCCTGTAGGAGGAGGTGCTGTAATAAGACCGGCCACATTGTCAGACCTCGCTCCTATCTTGGCAATCATCAACGCGAACGCAGTCCCCGCGACAATGGCTTGGTAGTTACGAAACGATAGCTTCCCTTTGTTCTCGGCTTGAGCAATCCACTTCTCTTCGACAAAATCAAATTTCAGCCACTTCTTTGCAAACTCATTCACACTTGAACTGGTTTCCCAATTGATGCGCGTCGATTCAGGCACGGCACGGAGCGTGTGGTCCTCGGAATACCAGACGGTGCGTTTCCAGTAGGGAATGAACCACCCCAGTGTGATCGTCACCGGAGAGCCCAAACACTGGTCCATCTTCTTATACATCTTCAGTTCAGGGTTCAGCCACATGACCTTCACCCGAGAGACTGGGGGTCGTTGTCGCTGGCCTCCGACCTTCACGAGACGGTCATCTTCTAACAGAATATCTGGTCTGCGGCCTTGGAGATCCCGATTCGCGGCTCGGAGTCGTCCCACACAATCAATGAAGGGTGTCCATCCCATCGGCAGAAAAATCTGTTCAAGCATATCCCATGCGTTCATATCTGCCAACTGGGTATTGGTATGGGCCGTCATGAAGGCACTGGGAGGAATGGCAATCTCATCACCCTTCAATCCCACGGCTCGGGCAATCCGCTGCGCCATGTAACTCAAATTGGTCATAATGGGGAAGAGCGGGGTGACACGTTTCACCCGTTTCCAAATATCCTGTTGCTCCCTCGTTTTTGCAATCAATTGCATGGACCGCTCACCCCGTTGAAGGGTGAAGCTATTGATGGAGTCCACGATACCAATCCAGATGGGCATCCACCAGTCATCTTGAAAAAACTGAATTTCTAAAATCTGATTAGTAGCCGGTTGTTGATCCCCAAATAACTCTCGATTGAATTTGAGGGTAAGACTGGTATCAAACGCGGTCTGGCTCCCCATCGTCACATAGGGAGAAAGATCAATCACATCATCCGAACCGGTATCCACGCCCCGTCGTACATCCTCAATCGCCGCGGTACGGTGCAACAGCACCTTCAAATCCCGCTTACTATCACGACTGACAGCACGCCAGCGACCATCCATGGCTACACTCGCTCCACAATCTTAAGAGTGAGCGTCACGGGCTGTGTCATCCAGCCTGTGGGGTCACCGTTCTCATCCTTGTAATTCACCACGTCATCAAAGCTGATGCCTTGGCCCCCGGCTGTGAGGCCCACCGGAAGCACCTTGAACGCCACCCCTGTGATGTAGTTGGGGTGCCAGTGGACGTAGCCGACGTCAGGGTCAATCGGGGTGGTCCAGATAGCCAGCAGCATCCGAAGCTGTGTGATGGGCATGGAAAGCCCGCCAAGGGCCTTCCACCGCTCCTCTACGACCACATCGCGGAGGTGCCCTTGCCACAGGACGTTTGCCGTGCTCGTCAACGTGCGAGACGAAGCCCAGACCGGAGGAATGATGGCTTCGGCATCAATGTTCATCCATTCATCCGGTTTGACTTCATAGTCAAACGCACCAAGAATGGGATGCACCAACCGTCCATGTCCGCTCTCGGCTGGATAAGCCGGGAACACTTCTAACGGCAACGTCGTCACTTCCACGGACGCGGGAACAATCTCAAATGTGCCTGTGCTGGTGAGGACCATAAATCCCGGCTCCACGGGAGGAGGGACAGTAATGCCGGGAACGATCGTACCCGGACCAAGATTGATCGGTTCTGTTGCCGTGTTGATATCGATAAAAGAAACAGTACCTTCCGCTTCTGATGGATTATTAGCCCATGCCCAACGAATGACCGAAGGATTCGATTCTAAAAAAGAGATATCAAACACTACCCCTCCCGGCATCAAGTACCCATGGGGATCATCCAGTGGATGCAACACCATGCCTTTCGTCGTGGACTGATAGCCGATCCACCATCTTCCATTCACGAGTGTCATTCTGGGATAGGATGAAATCCCATCCAGTATCTTGGCTGTGGGTAGATTTTTCGTTTTGAGTTGCGTGCCTTCTCGCCAGAGGATTTGTCCCTCACCCGCGACCACGACGTCTGCCACAAAAGCAGTGGTTACTTCATAATCCACTCCTCCTTTGGGTTGATACACACGCAATCCCGTCCCTGTAATCGTTGGACGATAAGCAATCGAACCCTCTGGCCCCATGGCCAACAACATAGACGTCGCTTTCGCAAATCCAACACTTGAATAAATCCCTATCCCTTCCATGTAGGCGACCCAGTGGTTATAACCACTCGCACAGAGCACCGTGGCACTCTTGGGTGGGTCTGTTACTTGAGTATATTCCTGTAACGAAAGGTGGTAATACCCTAACTGGGGCACCGTGCCTACCGGAATTTCCCCCACCAAATATCGAGGATCGACAGTAGGAACGGAGGCGCTTCGAACCGCTTGTCCCGGCAACATGTAGGGGGCGATGGGAGCAATGGGCGCGATCCAAATACGTCCTGCGGCCAGATTAGGATTGACCCCCTGATCATCCCACGAAGCCGAAGGATCCATATTGGGATAGTCATTATTGGGCGCACTGAGCATGCAATCCACAATATGATCAGAGGGCTTGTGGTGCAGAATATCTATCGCAATCAATGCCCCATCATGACGCATCGCATGACTGCCACCCGTCTTACGATTCACACCCCACCCAAGATCCTTATTTTTCCATGCGACGTTGTTGATAATTTCTCCACACTGATCCATGGTCAGCATCGTCGGCCATCGATCCATCTCCGCTTGCACATCGGCCTGAAGACTCGGAGGATTTGCGGTACCCCCAGTCACGGCCCCTGAATTGATCCCCGCACGCAAATTCTTCAACGCTAACGCAATAGCCTCACTATTCGGCACATCATCCATGTGCCCCCATTTACCTCGCGGAGGATCATCCCTAATCAGGTCTTCGTGAATATGATCCGCCCACACCCCCCAATCCGTATGAAAGACATACCCGGCGTATCCCGCATTGATAGAAGCTTGATAATCCGCTGCAATAAGAGCAGGGTCATCAATATCCCCTCCTGCCCCTCCTGACGCGCCCGGTCCTCGGGGCTCATTGTTGTACTTCAGTTTTGGGCACGGTGGTTCCGGTCCCAAATTAGGGGCCACATGTCCACCGACCGCACGACACCAATGCGGAGTAATTGCATTCGCAGAAGTAAACCCCCCATACATATTATTCACTTCAGAAATAGCCGATTGACACGCATGGGTAGCTCCCGGTGAGGATAATGAAATAGGAATGCCGGGAAATTGTTGATACGCAACAGTGGCCATCCGTCTAAGGATGGGAATGTCGCCATCATTCATGTTGTATTCGTTCATCATCTCGACCATGAAGACCTTGTGCATGCGGCCTTGCATGTTTCTCGCAACTCTCCGGACGAGATCTTCTTGAGAAGCGGCAGTGGGGGTTTGCTGAATCGTGCCGGTCAACGTCCACTCGGTCTTGATACCCCGTTCATACAGCATGTCCGTCACACGCTGCATCAAAGTGTCGTAGTCAGGCCAATTCAAATAACTGCCACAGTGTTCCCACGGATCAACACCGTCAAATTTCTTCCCCCCCACCACAGCCAGTACCCGCACGTAATCCGGCTTCAACCGAAATGCAATCCAATTCAGATTCGAATCGACTTGAGCAGGCCAATACTTCAGACCAGCCATCAACCAGAACCATGAGATCCCCAACGCACAAAAACTTGATCCGGGGGTCACCGTACTTGGGGGTTGTGTCGTACCGGGGGGTGTGGTAGTCGGAGGAGGTGAAGTGCTAGTGGTGGGTGGGGCCACATACGACGGCCCACCATACTGAAACACCAACGTATTAAAATCATGCCACGTTGTGCCGCCACCATGCACCAGTTTCACATTATCAAGGCACACTCCGGCCCCGAATGCACCGTGAGCAATCTTGCCTTGTCTATTGACGTGCATATCTCACCTTATGCCGGGTAGTACCACAACGATGTATCCGTATAATGCCAGTTGTACAGCCAGATAATGTGCCCGCCATGCAAAGAAGGGTCAGAATTTCCGGAGATAAAATCGATAGACTCTAAGATGCCATCGGTGCGCTTGTACACCGTGGCATCAATCGCATGGCCGTTGTACTGTGTGGACCCGGGATTTTTTCGGAGATGACCAAATCCCGAATTGATATCATGCATAGCCCTCACAGCAGACTCCACAAACACCCCGTTACCATTCGCGTTATATTTGTTACCGTCACTCAAGTCCCATGGTTTCCCGTTCGGGGCTCCCGCATCATAGACTTGGATGAGCGTGCCCGTCATGTTCGGAGCCTGAGCCGCAGGCAGTCCACCCGAGCTAGGTGGAGGAGTAGTGCCCCCACTCGGAGGAGGGGGTGTACCGGCGACAGGTGGTCCCGGGGCGGCTCCTCCTCCGGGGGCGGGACCGGGAACCCCACTAATGGGCGCTATCGGAATGGGGATTTTGACAGAAGCGGTGACCGTAATGTTGCCGCCAATGGAAGCCATCTCGTCATACCCTCCGTAGTAGTCAAGGGACTCGTGGCACTTCACTTGGGCAAAGGCACTACCATGGTGATCCGTGATCGGTTGCCCAACCAGTGATCCTTCGCCCGTCACCGTGCAATCAATTGCATAACTGCCGAGCCCATCGTTACGTTCGTTCACGACTTGTATGAGGACAGGAATCGTACGACCTCGACGGGGCACCTTCAACGGAATAGGCGTAGTAACACGAGACGCGTACTCCACCATGCGATAGCCACGGATACGAGTGGCACACGATCCATCTGGGTTGTCTGGCACTTGTTCAGAGATCAACAATCGTCGGAACAGAGAATCCCACGCCATCTGAATCTTGCGAGTACCGCTCTTATAATCTCTATGTATAACCGGAGGAGGAATCTTCCCGGCCCCTAAGATTTCCGCTCGTTCATAATCCAGTAAAATGACCGAACGATCATTCAAAAGAATGTAGCAGCGAGAATCATCTTCTAACGCAATAGCGACCGTTTGGTGAGGAAGAATGATCCCATATCGAAATGTTCCAGTCTTCCATGAAAACACCCGTAATACGTTCGTACTTACATCAAGATAGGCATCATTGATATCATCCAGCGCAAACGCGCCTCCGATGCCATACCCGAATAATTTCCCCGTGCGACCATCGGGATCAGTGTAGGGCTCAAATCGAGTGATCGAGTAGCCTTCATCTGGACCTAATATCCCTTCCACACTCTCCCCTTCCGCCACAATGTCCCAAAACTCCATCGTCTCTGGTTCATCTCCGATAAGCGCACTCGCCGTCGCTCCCAAGGTCATTTTGTACAAAATATTGCCATAGGAATGCACCGCATACGGGGTTCCAGATCGGGCCGTGATAATCCCTCCTAACGTCATCATACTGGCAAGACCACCAATATCCCCTGACCCAATACGACGAATCACTTTCCCCGTCACCCCATCAAATCGAAAATACGCATCATGACCGCCCACAAAACCCTTATCAAACATCGCCCATAAATAAATAGATGAAGGTCCAAAACCCGTATCTCCCGTGGTCACGGTCGCAGGACGTATTCCCGCATGAATTCCACTCACCCAGAGTAGCTTTTCCATCTCATTCGTGCCCCTGAATGGAAATCGTTGGTAGGGGATGGGCACGGTTCGAAACACTTCTCTCAGCATGTGACACTCGCATCCACAACAGATGGTCCTGTCTCAGCCAATTGATACTGCACTTGTGTTGTGGCAAACCCCTCATCATCTGTTTCGCTTTGGTGCTGAAGCAACTGGCCTGCCCCTGTCAACGTCCAGTTCACGGCCTCCTCTGGGGCCGGTTCATCTTGGGCTCCCAGTAGTTGCACACGATACGTCATCACCGAACCAGACTTCGTGCTCCCTATGGCGACCACCGGAGTCAACTGAGTGGGCTCGACTTCCAGACTCCACACCCGAATCGTGGAAAGTGTTTTGTCAGGATGTTCAGGCAACACTTCCTTATGACTACTCACCATCACGCCATATTCAGGCGCATAGATAAGCTCGTCACACGCCATACCGATGTAATACACGGGTGAGGACATTTTTTGCGAAATCGTATTGTAAAAACAGGCTTGGTTGTAATACGAATCCCCCACAAACACATCCATGCGATGGCGACCGGGAAACACCTCAGCCCCCGGAAACAAAGGGGTAAATACCACACTCTCCGGCACATCAATCGGCACCCCCTGCACCTGTCGGTAAACCCGACCATCACGAAAGTAAATCCGTCGATCTGGCAGTTTCACGTACCGTCGGTAATCCGCAAAATTTGTTGGTTGATCCAGAGGCGACGTATGTTGAATCGCAAAGCTAATAGGATCCATCAGATGCTCTTTGCCGCCCGTAAACCCCACAATCCGTTTTTGTTCGGGCCACCAACTCCAACTCGCCGGATACAAAAACATGGCTCGTGGAATACACACCCCATCCAATGTGCCTACACACACTTGGTCACTCATAAATGAAGGGAAATACCCATAGGTGAGCAAACCCACCCCGGGATACCATCCGATCACTTTCATCGTAGAAGTCACTTCTCCTGTCTCACTTTTCAACGGAAACGGACCCGCCAAGAGACGAACAGCCACCGTTAATACACCACTTGAGCCGCAGGATCACACTCTACCGAAATAATTGCATGACCCAGATGATTCGTGATCGGTTGACCCACGAGCTTCCCCTCTCCGGTTACGGTGCAATCAACAACATACCCCCCGATACCTTGGTTCATGTCATCTACTACTTGGACATGGAGGGGAATGGTGCGTCCCGGTCGAGGCACACGAAGAGGAATAGGCGTAGTGACGCGAACCGGTTCAGGCACTGGGAGATACCCACGGACCAGCATGGTGCATGCGCCTGCCGCATCATTCGGCGTCTTCTCAATGAGTAATAGCCGACGATGATCTCCATCCCATGCTATGCGTACTTCATCAAAAATCATATCAAGGCCGCTGTCTCCACCATAGGCCATGCCCAATTTCAATGGTGGAATTTTTGCGGCTCCGAGGATTTCTCCACGGAGATAATCCACTAAGATAATGGCCCGATTATTCAAGAGACAGTAACACCGGGCTTTGTCTTCCAAGGCAATATTGACCACTGCCAAGGGCATCGGAATGTCATACAAAAACTTACCCGTTTTCCAGTTAAAAATTGTCAGAGAAGGAATGCCTGCGGCGACTCGACCTCCCCCAGTGCTACTAATGAATCGCCCACCGTCTGGCACCAGATCATCAATGCCATAGGTTTCACCAAATAAGTAATTCTTCGTGCTTTCATCTTGTTGAAAGTGGGTGTAATTGATCGTTTCATCAATGATCCAGAATTTATCTCGCTCACCTTTCTTAGGTTTATCTTCTCCCGGTAGCACCGTCACCGCATTGCCGTAATGGAACCTATTAATCTTTCCATCCGCATGACGCCCGCCAAAGAATTTCCCTGAACGAGAGGTGGTCGCATACGTCATACTCAGGAGTCCACTGGGCGTCATATCATTATCTTTTCCACTCCCAAACATCTCCCACTGCTCAATCAGTCTCCCCGTCACACTGTTATATCGCCACCCCACCACCCAAAAATCATTTCCTCCGGGGCCATGCTGTTGAAGACCATGCATCACAATACTTTGATCCCCTGTCACGGCTCCATTCGGGGTACACACCATGGCATACATCCCATAGGGCATCTTAGAGGTTCCCGGTTTGGAGTACTTAATTTTCTCCGTGCGAAACACCTCTCTCAGCATGTCACGCTCGCAGTGATAACTGACGATCCTTCGATTTCCACCACTGGATATTGCACTTTCGTGATGGCATACCCATCCACATCTGTCTTACTCTGGGGATCAAGCAAGGTGCCTGCCCCCTCTAACGTCCAATCCACCAGTTCACCTTCAGCCGGATCATTTTGGGCTCCGGTCACTTGGACACGATAGGTCACCACCTGACCTGACTTAACCGTTCCACCAGCCACTTCTACCGGACTCACCGTGGTGGGTTCCACTTCCAGACTCCAAATACGCAGTTGTCTCCGTGTCAATAGTCCACCGGTATAACCTTCGGACGGGTAATCATGGCCAGACACCAATACCCCGAGATCCGTCGCATAGACCACAGATCGTGTGCCCATGCCCAAATGATACAGAGGAGAAGAAAATTCTCGGGTTATCGTGTCATAAAAAATCCCTCGACCATTGGAACCTATCGAAAATCGTTCTCCAATCCACACTTCAGTGTTTGACCGCCCGGGAAAGACATTCGCATTTCGAAACGAAACAGGAAGGGGTGGACCTTCAGGCGTTACCACCGTTCCCACCACACCCATAATGCAATGCTCCAAGGTTGTAACATTATCAAAATAAACAGACCGATCTTCCAACCTCACATACCGTTTCCCTTGTAAAGGGTGCCCCACAGCTTCATCAAAACTTTCTGGGCCTGTTCGTTGCCGTGCCAATGTAATCGGATCAAAAACACATTCGTATACCACATCAGAAGTGTGGTTCAAAGGAAACGCCACAATTTGTCTTTTGCGCGTATCCCAACTGCTTTCATGCATATATTCCACAGATCGGTCACAATACAGTCCATCAAGCGTAATAAATCCCGCTTGGGTGCTATACCGTCCACCTCCGCCGGGAGTGGTCCCCGCAATGAGTCCCACACCGGGTACCCATGAATGAATCTCAATGAACCCCTCCCAATCCTCGGGAGCACCATAGGGGCGCATCTCAAACGGTCCAGCGAGAAGTCGAACAGCCATTAGGGTACGTAGGCTACGCCCACCACCACTCGTCCTGAGAACCCTGCGGCATCAAAGCGTGCCGAAGATCGACCCAATGTGTCGGTGTAGGTGGTAAAAGGTGTAATCGTTCCCAACCCTTCCACAATGCGCCACTCCACACTGCGGTCAGGCAATCCCACGAAACACAGGATCGCTCCCCCGTTGTCGCGGATCTCACCAGTCAGGTTGTAAATGCGAGAGGACGGCGGAAGAGGCGGAGCGACACCTAAGACAACTTCAGACGTGACGGTGACTCGTGCAAGGGGCCGCACAAGAACAAGCTGAAGCTCTTTGTAGAACGTCGCATCGATGGTGACATCATCAAGCGTGACGACAACCTCGGTCCCTGTATACTCCTTGTAGATCGTCGCGTCGAGAGACACGTCCTCCAAGATCTGGAAGAGTCCAGACAAATCCATCTCTGCTGCTGCGTCCAGCGTGACGTTCTGTAACGTCAGATCGAGATCGACGTCTGCCATGGCTCAGTTAGCTATTCCCATCGGTAAGCGTGAAGGACGTCACGGTGACTGGCTGACCGGCCACCACGTTGGTGTCATTGATAGTCATCGCCCCACCTCCTCCGGTCGTTGTAATGTCTCCTTGAATATGCACGAGAGTGCCCGCACTGTTTTTCAACCGGAAATGGGTGGCTGTGGTGCCACCTCCGGCGAGCGCGTCTGCGGTCCCCGTCCAAACACCGTTTTTGATTTTCACACCCCCCGATGCCGTGGTCATCCAGTCGGAGGGGAGGGTAATCTCACATAACATGGTGCCGTTGTCGGCATCATTGCATCCGGCTGGCTTGGCTCCGGACATGATGCGAAGTTTCGGAGCCCCACCGAGTGTCGTCTCAACCTGATTGAGCCGATTGTTCCGGAGTGTTTCACTGAACTGAAAAACTGCCATTTACCGTCTCCCCTGTTGTCGGACCACTTCTTGTTCTAACCACTCTCGCATCGTCATGTTCAAGGCGTCCGGATGGAGGGACACCACCATGTTACCCGAGCCTTGGTTGCCCGTCTGCACGGCTCCTGCACCCGCATCAGACATAACTACGCCCCCTCCGGCATAGCGTCTGGGGATGATGGGGGAGATGGCAATTGATTGCACAACCCCTCCATGGGCAAAGGGGAGGATGCGTCCGGTTCGGATGCCTTCTAAGAGGGGCATGAACCGGGCCGCTTGTGCAGCGGGCATAACGTGCTCACCGGCTGAGAGCATAGCAGGGATGGAGTCACTAGTCCCTGTGCCCGGGCCTGTGACCGTGCCCCCTTCAGCAAACACACTACTGATAGGACTTCCGAACGAATAGGGACTGACGTTAATGCCGCCCCCTCTCCCACCTCCCCCCAACCGTTGACCGAATGATCCCAACCACTGACCAGCCGATTCAAGAAAACTCGTGAGTCCAGTAGACTTCATCAATGCATCGATAAATGATTTCGCAAAAATATCGGCCATTTCCTTCCCGATAGACTTTCCAAAATTCAACCATGCATCACCAATTTTATCGAATTCCGTCAGGGTCGTCGCCAACGCATCTGCCAACCCGTCCGCAAAATCTTCTCCGAGTTGTCGCCCAAACTTCTCCATCTCCAAACTGGACAATTCAATGCTATCTTGTAATCCAAGTATGTCGTTCGTGAGCCCTTTGATCTTTGTTTGTATAGGACCAAGTTGCGTATCAATTCTCGCCAATGTCTCGGCTGAATCCGTTTTGAACCCTTTCGCTTGCATCTCTAATAAAATATCGCCTCGTCGTTCATAAAATTCGTTAAGTTGGTTTGCCAGATCTGCTTGTTTGATCTGAAGCAGAATTTCGTTGTTCTCTCGTTCTCGCTGTCGGAGCGCATTTCGTTCTTGTAGAGCATCTAACGCAGACAATTGCCGTGTACTCTCAAGAAGTTGAATACGCTGACGACTATGGTCAATCCTCCCCTGCTCCACTTCCGTTAAATCCTGAAGGGTTCGTAATTGATTTTCTAACAGCCGCAAATCTCGTTCGCGAAGCTCTATTCCAGCCTTTTGAATCTCCAACCGCTTGGCTTCGTTTAGAACGATTTGTTGTGCATCCCCATCGATCACATGCAGTTCTTTGGCTTGTTGCTCATATTTTTCATTGATTTGAGCAACGATGGCCTCTTGACTCCCATAGGACGCGGCGGTCTGTAGTCGAATGGCAAGGATACGACGATCTAGCCCCTCAGTGGTGCCACGTTGTTCAATATCCAAATCGGTTTCTTGGGTCCGTTGTTGCACAGCCAGTTGACGCTGCTTACCCTGTGCAGCCCCTAATTGAGTTTGTAGACTCGCCGCTTCCTCCCCCGTCTGGGCTCTCAGTTGTTGCTCTCTGATCGACCGAATCTCGTTCTCCACCTTAGCCACTTCAAGAAGGTATCCCTCACGAAGTCGCTGACGACGACCTTCAAAGTATTCTTCCGTGGTCAGTAACTGCTTAGTGTACGACTCCTTGGCGAGAGCTTCTTCTCGCTGGTGCGTCGATTGAAGCACCGTCAATTGCTCATCGAGATGTTGGGCCAGTCGTGCTTGCTGTTCTTTGAAAAAAGCTTTCGACTCATCCCGCAACGGTTGAAAAAGCGGATCACCTCGTTGGACCTGAAACTTCACTAACCGCTCGACTCGTTCAAAGAAAGGAATAAATTCCGGACGAACAACATCCATTTCTGATCGAATTCTCCGAAGACTCTCAATAAACGGATCAAAGGCTCTTTTGTCAGAGACAGACGGCACAATATCTCGGATACCTTGGACGATCTCGTCCTGACCCTTTTTTCCTTTTTTCAAAAGCTCCACCATCTTGGTATCGAGGTTCCTTAACTGTTCACTGGTCGTGGCAAATTGAAGGGCACGATTGGCATCTACCATCGCCCGAGCCGTGTTCGTAACTTCTTTCTGAATCTCTTGGTAATTCTTGATGATGGCTTCTAGATCGGCACTTTTCGTTGCATAAGCTTTGGGAACAAACACTTCGTTTAATTGAGTAGCCGTCAACAATCGATCACGAGCCGTTGACGCAGCGGCTTCAAACTGACGCATCTCATTCGTACGTTTTTGTTCCTTGAGGTATTGTTCTTCAGACGCTTTTTTCCGTGGATCACCTTCAGCCAGTTTCTTTTTATACGCCTCCACGGCATCTTCGGCGTCTTTTCTAATTTTCGTGATTTTTTTTAGCGCCGTTTGAGTGGCATCAATCTCATCCTGTGTGCCAGAAATACTGGCTTCCACAGCACGCTTCTTCGCTTCTTCTTCCTCACGAATGGCTGCATTGAGCCGTTGAGTAATATCATAGAGTCCTGCCATCTTCTCTCGGGCTTTATCTGACCCTTCTAACCACTGATAGGTGGCGTATGTCACCAGCCCAATGGTGCCCAAAAGAAGAAGGAGTGCCCCCGTAAAAATGCCAAGTGTAGTAAGGAAACCACCCCCAAGAAATATTGCACCCGCTTCAGCCGCAATCCAAAGATTTCCAAAATACAACCCTATCGCCAATAAGGTTTCTCCCAACAAAATCCATGCTTGTCGGAAACGAAGCAACACGGCTGGGAAAAGAGTAAATCGAGCATAGAGCGCAGCATATCCAATCAAAAGAATTTCTAAAATCGTCTTATGTTGATAGAGAAACAACGTTAGTTCAAAAAACGCCCGAGACACCCGACCCACCGCATTGGCTAAAGCACTCGCCGCATCTCTGTTCTCATTGTTCGCCTTTACCAGATTATTCATCTGACTCAGAAAAACAGACAATTCAGAAATCAACGCACTATACGCGGGCAGCAGATTCTTCCCTAGCGAATCTTTTAGATCAAGCGAGAAGCGACTCAAAGAAGCCGTCTGCTTGCCTACGTTCCCCATAGCCGCTTCGTAGGTGCCCTGAAACCCCTTCGCTTTTTCCAATACTTCATTCAAAAGAGCTTGTTGTTGCTGGGTCTTGGAAAGCGAGCTTGCCGCAAGATTATTCGCTGCCGCATATTTAGACGTGGCCTCGGTCACCGAGACAACGATGCCCATCATCCGCAATCCAAACGTATCAAGCTGCTGAATGTTGACAATCAATCGCTGGAAAGTGTTAGACGAGTCCATGCCCGCAATAACCGCCAGATCTTGTGCGGCCCGAGCCAGTTGTGGAGCAAACTTAACGTCCAGACCGGCTTGAAGAAACTGGGTCAAAGACTGATTGGCTGATTGAGCCGTGATACCCAAACGCTGAACACTCAACGATACCTTGTCAATTTCTTCTTTCGATATCCCTGAGTTACGAGCCACAATATGAAGAACAGTATTCAGCACCTCTGTGCGAGCCGCGACATCTGCAAAATCTTTTGCCATCCGAACAGCTTGCAGACCGAGAAATCCTCCCGTGAGAAATTTGATAGATCTCCACACCGTATCAATAGTTTGTTGGAGCCTCACCATACCGGGAACGGCCTGCTGGCTCGCCTGATTCATCTGGTTCACACCAGAGGCTGCATTACGAGCATTGTTCCCGAGATTCAAAGCAGCATTCGACGCCGCATTTGTGGAGGTCGTTCCTCCCCCCGTCGTGCTCCCTGTCGTATTCGTTTGAGCCTGAAGTTTGGTGAGAGCCGCACTCACCTGATTGACTTGATTCAGAATAGACTGAAGTCCTTGCCCACTCTGCAAGATACTGATGAGGACTTTCAATTCCATCGCGGCAGTCTGCGGAGGCATCTACTCGTCCCCTTCCAAACTCTTCAGAAATTCCTTGAAAATCTTGTTGTCCGTACCTTGCGTATGACGCACAGCCACCGTCAGGTCATAAAGTCGCTGTCGTTCCCGAGCCTGTATAAGATCCGCATATATTTGAATCGCTCGCATGCTGTAGGCCCACACATCACGATGCCCATGGGCAATCAACATTTCTACTGAGGTTGCAATGCCATCGGAGAAGGCGTCTTCGGGTTTTTGAGCTTTTCTTCGTCGGATAGCTTTTGCAACAGATTGGTCACCTCGGATAACAGTAGGCGTGCTTTTTTTTGATCAGGTACCGAAATAGACCAAATCTCCGACAGTGCAATCAATTGCACCGTTGCCGCCATCTTCTGTTCAATGATCAAAGCCGACTCGGGTTCATCTGACGCTATCGCGATGATCTTGGCTACAACGTCTGGGGCCGATAAAAGAAAAGGTCCAAGCGTCTCGGCATCAGTCTTCCCTTCGATGCCTGCGGCGTACAGAGGTAGGAACACATCTCGGGATTCGATGAACAACGTGATCATCTCACGCAGATTCAGCGCCCGCACCATAATCTGTTGATCGTCGGAAATATCGACGGGGCGACTCAGTTGAGCCAGATCTGCGATCTTGACAGTCTTCTTAGCCACTTCCACTCCTTGGTTGGCCGAACGATGAACGAGGGTGGGTGGTGATCACCCTAATCACCACCCACCAACCCTCTAACCTTTCCGAGTATTAGAGGGCTGCATCTGCCGCTGTCTTCAGCTTCTTGATGCTGAAGTAGTTGCTGCCGCTCAGGCGCGTGTCGTCCTTGAGCACGCTGCCTTCGATGACGAACTGTCCGAACGTGTCGCTGAGGAGCGCCAGTTCCTTCAGTGGGTCGTTGCTGAACCGGAACACGTCCACGATCACCGGACTGTTCTCCTCGACGGTGTTCAGACCTTCGAAGCGGAGCCAGTTGTCCGTGATGGGTCGCGTCAACGCCGACACGAGGTACTGTTCGCCGTAGTTGTAGCTGACCTTGAGGCTGTCCCCAGCAGAAGCGGGAGACGTCTCAACGTAGGAGGCGAATTCGATCAGGATGCCATCGTTGAG